GGAGATCATGATCCGCGCAAGTGGACTATCATGGTTGATCCTAACAATACAAGCTTGCTAATAACATGCTATGAAAACAAAGACTCTCAAGGTGAATTTATGTTTGAGTTCAATGACGGAGGTAATCTTTTCCCAAAGAACTTCAATTTGAAAACAAATTCTATGGAAGTCATCGTAACTGTATTGATCGAACGCAATGTTAATCAAAAAGCAGACGACGATGAGTTTATTAAAAAATAAACATGGATAAAGTTCTTTAACTTCATAAATAATTACATGGACGACGAGCCACCGGGAGATGAGAATGTCGATGACGACATTAAAAAAATTCTTATCGATTCTATCAAAATGAAAATTCGAGATACTCGAACAAAACCTTCAAAAGTTAGAACAAATCAAGCTATTGTATCATCTCTCAGTGAGTTTTTGGTGTGTTTTAAATTAATTGGTTATGATATTGATGGAAATCCTGTGAATCTCACAGTTACTCATACAAAAATGGATAAATCCGCATTGGATAACGCTTTTGTGGAAGAAATTACCCAATTCATGACCGATAGAATGATGGATTAATGAAGATTCCTAAAATAATAACAAATATTCTAACAAAAAAGAAAACATCACCTAAATTTGGTGATGTTTTTGCTGTTAGTATGGGGGACTATGCAGGCCAAATGCTAGTTTTTATCAAAAAAACAGATGACAATCTCTGGTTTTTGTCAATGCCCAAAATGCAAAATCAAGAAATCCCGTTGGACAAGTTTGACTTCGGGTTGGAGCATGGTATAATAGAGTATGTTGAACGCCTCCCTAAGTCTGTCCGCGATATTACAAGGGCTCAATTCTCGCAAAACGAGACAGCGCATTGATTTGCCAGATGATTATGTGGTAGCGAAGTTCTATGAATTTGGATTTCAACCACAACACAACAAATACAATGGCACCTATCAATGTGGGTGCCCTATTTGTAGAGAAGGTAAGAGTCTAGGACGCAAGAAAAGATGCTTCTATATTCCAGATCAGGATCTTATATACTGCCATAACTGCGGCTGGAGCAGTCAGCCCCTAAAATGGGTCATGAAGGTGTCTGGATTAGAAGAATTTGAGATTCTAAATGAATTGGAAGATGAGTCTTATGACTTGATGGATGCGTCCACATTGAATGAACCCGTCAAAACAGTTGTAAAACAGCCAAGTTTACCCGATGACTGTATTAATTTGTATGATCCAGCGCAAATTGCGTATCATTCAAAGAATTCTATGGTAAAAGCAGCGTTAGACTATGCAACTAGACGGCATTTGTTTACTGCTGTTAATAAATGCGATGCATTATACTTCTCTTTGACTGATAAAACACATAAACATAGACTCATATTGCCATTCAAAGACGAAAATAACAAGATTGTCTTCTATCAAAGTCGAAAAATCTTCGATTGGGATGAAAGACCAACGTATTTGTCTAAAATGAATGCTGATAAGACACTTTTTGGTATAGATAGGGTAGATGGAAGCCTAAATGATAGTATTTTCATCTTTGAAGGCCCTATCGATGCTTGTTTTGTGCAGAATGGTCTTGCCGTTGGGGGTATTACTAAGGGAGATATACTGTTTAACCCTCTTCAAAACGAACAAATGGTCGGTTTGAAGCTATTTGACCATATTTGGTGCCTTGATAGTCAATATTTGGACGAAACCAGTCGAGAAAAGAGCTTGCATCTACTCCAAAATGGAGAAAGGGTGTTTATTTGGCCTGAAAATATCGGAACACTGTATAAAGACCTCAATCAAGTGTGTGTTGAGCAGAATATCAACAAGATTCCATGCTCATTCATCAAAAAGCACACATACGAAGGCCCACAGGGCATAGTTAAATTAAATTTGATAACAGGAAAGATAAAAAAATGAGTAAACTTAAAGTATTGAGTCTGTTTAGTGGTATCGGAGCCTTTGAGAAGGCTTTGACCAACAAAGATGTGGATTTTGAAGTCGTAGGTTTTAGCGATATTGATAAATATACAGTCCAAAGCTACTGTGCTATACATAATGTAGATGAATCTCTTAATCTTGGAGACGTTACAGAGATTAAAACCGATGAATTGCCCGATTTTGACCTATTGGTGGGCGGAAGCCCTTGTCAAAACATCAGCAAATGCGGGAATGTCAAAGGTTTGAAGGGTGATGAGTCCAAATTGTTCTATGATTATGCTAGAATACTCAATGATAAGCTTCCAAAGTATTTTATCTTCGAAAATGTTGATAATTTGCTCCAAGTTAATGATGGAGAAGACTGGAAGATCGTTTCAGCTGAATTATCCAAGAATTACAAGATAAAATCTCAAGTCTTAGACTCCAAATACTACAATATACCTCAAAGTCGTAAAAGATTGTTCGTTGTGGGTGTTAGAAACGATATAGACGAAGAATTTAGCTTCACACCGAGCTTAATACCCACTTCTTTGACCATGAATGACATAATGGACGAGGATGCTGCTGAAAGCCTGTTTATAACCAACTTTAACGGTCGATATGATGACATTATCGAGAATAACGAGGTCGTATCTGTTAATAAAGGCAATAAAATCAAAAAAGTTGGCAATATCTACCCAAAGAACGGTCAGAATGGCAATATTTACTCTCCTCACGGCCTATCACCCACCCTTAGAAGCGGTCAGGGCGTTGTAGGCAATGGCATTGGCAGTAATAACGCCCCAAAGGTGCTATTAGACGATGGAACTGTGAGAAAGCTTAGTTCTAAGGAGTGTTGGAGGCTTATGGGCTTCTCAGATGCTGATTACGAAAATTGCGTTGCGAAAAATGTATCCGCAACGCAATTATACAAGCAATCAGGTAATGCTATAGTCGTTAATGTAATCGAATCTATAGTGGATGACCTTTTAAAGTAGGTGCTGGTTGGTTGAATTTTAATATTTCTAAGATTTCATCACCCGAATTACTGAATATTATAGTAATATAATTATATCCTTTGTTTACAGCGGCTGTTCGTTTAGCTTTATTTAAATCAAACATATCGTTATATGTGAATTGGCATTTAACTTCGACTAATAAATTTTTATTTTTTATGTATATATCTGGGAAATATGTTTTATTTTTCCCTTTAAATTTATATCGAATATTTGGAACTTTTCTACCAGTTTGAATGTCATTAACATCAATTTTCATGGTTTCAATCAGGTATTTAATACCTTGAGGTTCGAACCCTTGTAAATGACTGAACCTACGACCATGAATATCAGATGATTTAAATTTATATCTATTAATATTTGATTTTTCATAAATTTCAGGATGCTGCATTGGATTTTCAACGCCATACTTGGCAATATATGCGTCCTTTTTTCGTTCGTGTGTAGTTGGAAGATTCGCAGATTCAGTTGATGTCCTTAAACATATACCCAATTTTAAAAATTTTGATCTTAACCCAGTTGGTGTTATATTATATTTTTGTCCTATCACCTCTAATGTGCTCCCACTTTCATACATTTCAATAGCATCTTTCAAATCATCTTTATTCTGAAGTTTTCTTGCAATATTTTTAACTTTACCATCTTCTGTTTTACGACTCTCATCAGCTGACCGTATCTCAACATTTGATTTTTTTAAAAAAGTCTTAATTGCGCCATATGAACATCCTATTATTTTCCGAATAGTTTGAATTGTTAGCTTATCTACGGTATACATTTTAATAATATTAGTTTCATGCCCATCTATTTTAGGACTTGCTGCTGATCTAGGTAATTTTCCATTTTTAATTATAATATTTTTAATTGCCTTTCTATCACATTGATATATTTTAGATAATTTTGATACAGATATTTTATCATCTAGGTGCTGTTTAATTATTTCTTCTTCTTTACCTTGCAAACACAGCAGTTTGCTTTTCCAAACTACGTCATACTTTAACTTCATGTTAATATTTAGAGCAAGCAAAAAAAAACTCAACGTATATCGTTGAGTTTTTTTATTTTTTAATTTTATTAGTTAGAGGTTAACAAAACATGTTTAATCCTTGAGCACCAAATTGCAATAAACTCAAACCGGATGATACTGCCCAAATTACATACTTATACTTGGCATTCTTAGTCTGAGCCATGAATCCAAGGAAGTTTTGGTGCAATGCAGCCAAGTCAGAAGCAACACGGGATATTTTGGTCTGTTGAGATTGCTTCATCTTATCAAGAACGGTATCAGCTTCGGCATTTGCCAAACGAGATTGAATACTATTAGGATCTTCGCTGTTCAAAACAACGAGGAAGTTCTCAATTTGGTCAATCCAGCCTTGTAATTCATTAACAATTTGTGAATTTCTCTTGGAAATAGCGTCTGCTAGTTCACTGTGCGCTGTTGTGACATCAGGACCGTTCATAGTGGTGTCATACTCACTTGGATCTACACCATCATCAATGGATTGCTCCATAGCTTGACGTTCCAACATATCATCTTCGGCAGCTTCATTCAAGAAATACATGAATCTTTCAGCAAATAGTCTATTCATACTCATATTTAGTCTCGGGAAGATAAATAATGTTATGGCTAAAGGAGATTCTCCATATTCAACAGGTTTTTTATCATCAAACATTGATTATGATACAGATACAAAGAATGCATTTGAACAAATCAAGGATGAGGAGAATATGACATCGCAGGGACCGATGACTTTGCCGTTTGAATTGACTCTAATTCCTCAATATCTTGGAACTATCGTTCTAAATGCTGTAGAAGCATCTAAAACAATCTCAAAAATTGAAGATTCTGAAAATTTTGGAAATATTGATGATTTATTGAAGCTCAGAGACGGAATTGACAAGATAATACACTATTTGGTCCGAAATACCGACAAAACGCTTGCAAAATACGCAATTGGTGCTAGAGTAAGGGCTGATGAAGATGAAGAATGATCCAGACTGGAAGCTGATTGGAGCTAAAATCGTCGCTGCGCTATTAATTGCCTATAGTTTGACGACTTTTAAGATTCCATTTACGAATACATTTAGTTTATTAACAGCTTTAATAATACTATTCGAATCTTTCTTTCCAAGAAAGACTCTCATTCCTCCCGCTCCTGAACTTCAGGTATCAGATCTTCAAAAATTTGAAGAATTACTGCAAGAAAAGGACGAAGTGATCGCGTCTTATGAAACTATGCTGGATGAGCAAGTGGTTTCAATTCCATGTAATTGCGGATCTACTCTTTTTAAAGGTATTTTGATCCCAAATGCTGAAAATCTTTGTAAATGTGCCAAATGTTCGGAAACATACAAGGTTTTTGTGAGCTATGACAGCATTTTGATTGCAGAACCCCTCACAACAGAAGCAGTTTTTGACAATATTAAATCTATTGTTCCTGAATCTATTGATTAAACACTGTGGGATAGTAACATTCTATGAACACCGTTACCCTAACCAGAAAAGCAGGAATTGTAGAAGAAATGAGCCTTTCATCGTTTGCTCGATGGGCTTGTTTGATAGAAGCATTTGAATTTATTGATGAAAAAGCAGGTGAATTGGGTCTTAATCTGGAAGATGTTGTAAAACCTCTTGCAATCGACCAGTATATTAATGAAAGATTCCCTGCTATGCTACATGACGTTACTATAGAGTCAAAATCAGGTAATATTTGATTTGATTTCCTCTTCAATAGACAAAATGTAATCATCATCGACCACTTCTTTAAAGTGGTCTTTCAATTCATCGAGTGGAAGCCCCAATTCTTTGAACCCGATCATATAATTACGGAATCGGGCTTTTAAATTATTGGGGTAGGACACTCCATTTGGGCGTTGGAACCTATGCATCCATCTTAAAAACGGTAAACAGAGTGTTGTTTTACCGTGTTTTTTGTATTTGGTGTGAATGTATCCTTCTTCTCCTCCAAATCCTCTGAAATTCTTGTTGAAACCGAGCCAACTATCTTTTCTACAAGCAAAAAGCCCCAATCCTTGCGATGCAATTTCAAAAGGCTCATTATTAGGATCAATTCCTCGGTCATCAGTTCCCCATGTTCCCCACATATGCGAACGCCACTCTAAATTAAAGTGGGTTGATATGTTTTTCATGTCATCATACAACAATGGACCTTGTAAAAGATTACCTCGATCCTTCCCAGCATCAAAAAACTCAATTAATTTCTTAATAGCGCCTGATTCTACGAACACATGGCTGTCCATACACAATACATAAGGAGTATCAGCCAATTCAAACACTTTATTTCGAACAATTGTTGAATTATACTTCGTAAATGGCAAATATTGAACAGGTTCTTGTATCCATTCAATATATTCGCGTAATGATTTACCGTGTTTGCTCGTTGGGTTGTTATCAATGATAATAAACTCAACATCATCCAATATTTCCTTATGAAACATTCGAATTGATTGCAATGTAAAATAAATACCGTCAAAATCATCATGGACAGCCATGCCTATTGTTAATTTTTTCACTTCTGTAATTATCAGAATCCTAATTTATTGCAACTGCCAGTTTTAATAGAACATTCTAACACCAACGGAGATATTGTGGTGACTTTAGCGGTTGTTGTGCTTGTAGTGATGTAAATTACAGGACGTAGGGTCGTTGATATGCTAGAAGGGCTTGTAAAGCTTGGTGGTAGGACGAATGGACGTATCGTTGTTGTTGGAGATAATGTGACTGTTGATACAGGAGGAAATACAGTAGGTGTTGTAGTGGATGTATCTGTAGTGCCAGTTGATGTATTTGTGGTGCTCTCCGTAGTAGTATTTGTGGTCGGTCCTGCTGTAGTGCTAGTGCTAGTGCTGGTGCTAGTTGAAGTTTCCGGTGGGAATGATGTAGGGTCATCGGCCATATGTTACGGATATACTCCAGATAAAGTGTTATAGGTTAATGATCCCAATGATTGTATCTTTGCAAAAGGAACAATTTCAGTAGTGGTATCTTGGGCGGTGCCTTGAACATGGAAATTCTTAAAAAACATAGTCGCTGGACTATTTAAAGATGATATTGGGGAACAGAATGTAAATCCAGCCTTCAATCCAACTTTCTGCGTCAGATAATCTCCAATATATACAGATGTTAAAGTCTGATAAGATGAATCTGTATCATATTTAAAATCTATCGATATTGTATCTGTGTTTGCATATCTAAATCGCAACGTTTTGTAAGTTTTGGTAGATGAAAGTATTGAAAATGTTGAGTTAAGACTGGATAATGACACATTGTAAATTACATTATCTGATCCTTCTCTTATTATGATACTGTTGCGCTTAGTTTGATCCAATCCAACTCCTCCTCTGTTTGCTGATGACAACGCGAACAATCCAGTAGTGTCAAATGCAATACAAAGATCACCAACTGTATCATTTCCGTTATTGCCTTCTAATACAATTCGATTGTAATCTTCAGTAAGAATAAAATCACCAGATTCAGTTACTAAAAACGCAGATGCTGGTAAATTATCGCTATATCCGAGATACTGGCCCGGAATGGCGGATGTGTTTTGCGTTCTTGATGTTAAAAACGTGCAAAATCCAGCTTCAGTTCCAGTCAACGCATATTGAAAACTCCAAGTTATATCATAGCTTGGGTTATATTCATTATTGTTATCAACAAACGCGAAGTATTTCGCATTTGCTGGTAATTTTATGTCCGCTGGGAAGCTCATATAGTATCTTTAATCAATACAGTAACAGGTAAGTCATAACGAGCTAATAGATTAGCCAATGAAAAAACTTCAACAACACAATATGCGCTGGTCGCTTCAGTAACTTTAGCAAACCAACCAAGTCTATCTGAAATTGTATCTGCGGTTACAAAAGGCATTTGTAGATTAGTAGCAGGATAAGAGAAGCGGAATGTGCCTCTTGACAATCTTGTTGCTGTTAAAGCTGTGGTATTTGATGTGAAAGTTGATAGTGGAGTAGTGAATGGTCCAACGTCTTGAATATTAAGAACACCCCATTTTTCACTCCATAGAAGACCGGAAGTTGTTTCAAATATAGTAGTAGCTGCGTTAATAGTTGACAATATGCTAGTATCAAGTCCCAAAACAATGGTGCTCGTCAATGGGTTTGTCGCCACTCCAGTTATGTTAATACCATTACCAGTTGCAGTTAGACCATTAGTGACTGTTATTGTATTTGTGGATATGTCAACAGCTGATAATTTTGTCCAATTAAGAGTTCCATCGGCCTGTATTCTAGCAAAAGTATTATTAACTAATGTAGTCGATGGAAACGTATAAACACTTCCATTGATTCGCAGATTAGTTGGTAATGTTAGATCTGCTGCGCCTGCTGTTGTGATAACATTAACTGGGATAGTTGAAGACAGTGATAATTTATTACTATTAGATGGATTTATGTAAATCGGCGCTGCGGCTGCACTTGGATGAATATTATCTGCTGATATTTGACCTACTCTTACAGAAGTGTTTGAAATTAAGATACTTCCGTCACCTGCTGTATAAACTCCACCGATAACTGTCCAGTTTCCAGAAATGCTTCCCGGCAACGCAGTTAATTTGTATAGATACCCCTCATTGGTCGCAAATGCTAAATCTCCAACTTCCGAAGCTTGATAATCGGTTGCGATATTAGCCAATGTGGTTTGTTCGCCTCTGAATACATTACCAGCTGGAACTCCACCGTAAGTTGATCCATCTCCAATATATAATCTCTTGGTATCGGTGGAATACCCAAGTTCCCCGACACTTAAAACAATTTGTTTTCGTTGAGAGTCTGGACCCTGACGAACAATCAATTTCAGGAGAGTGTTTTCGTATATTTCAATAGATTTTGCCATACAATTAATTAGTAAGCGAAGACTGGAATTGCAAATCGTCCAACCGTTTTATCTCCAAGTCTGGTGGATGTATCCCCTTCAAATACTAGGAATCCAGCAGATGACAATTGAAGAACAGCTGAAGACAATCCACTTACAGAAAGCGCAGTAACAACAGTTCTTGTATAACCGGGAAATGCAGTTAGCCCTTTTGTGATCACACCGTTGTAATTGAAATTGGCACCGTCAACACCTGATAAGATATCATAAATAGATGATCTAATAGCAGCAATTCTACCATATTTATCTGACGATATAGCAGCCATTTCATTATAAAATGGGGCTCCCGCTCCCGTTTTTAAATCTAATGTGCCATTTGCATTTAAATCGAATGCGTCAGTATTGATGCCTGTAATAGCTGTTCTGATGGTAGATGTTGCGTTATCAAGTCGTAATCCATTACCAATCCAAGAGCCTGTTAATGTAGGATAACTGAGAGTAGCAACATCCAAATTACCAGTCGCGTCTATCTTCAAGTTGGAAGCTAATTTAAGACCCACTTTTCCTCCATTACCACCACTCAAACCATTTGTGAATGATGCGGATGCCAATTCAAATTCTGTGACACCTTGATTGTTAATTTGAAGAGCACTCAATCCACTTAATTTGAATTGAGTAGAATCGTAGTTGACTTTAAGAATACCAGAATCAATTTTAAGACCGCCAGTTACATAAGATGGATTGATTTTAATTGGAAGTATTCCATTATCTTTTAACGTTATGTAATTGTTTGATGACAATTCAAAAAACCTATTGTCAATTCTTGGACCGACTGGATACCAAGATGATATTGAGGTGTAGGAAGAACCTGTTAATTGATAGAATTGGTTATTAGCATATACCAAATCGCCAACTTGAGAGTTTGTGCTAGTCAAAGAGGCATAACTGTTTGAAACAGGATGCACTTTTGATCCCACTACAATACCACCAGATAGCGTTCCAGTCCCTACGAACACTCTACGAGTATCAACAGTATATCCCAACTCACCCTCATCTAAAATGACGGATTTGCGTTGAGAATCCAGTCCTCTACGAACTTTAAATTTTGTAATTTGAATACTTGACATATATTAAGCGGTTCTTTTCCAAATGTAGAGACCAAATGAAGGAGGCGTGAGAGATACTGGTGATCCAAGACCGTCAGTTGCTGCTGTATTTCCTACTGTGGATGTTCTACCAAGAGTCGGCGCAGTTGTGCTACCTCTCAACAAATAAGCTTGGTCAAGTGATACAGCCGCACCGACAGCGACTGACTTACTTTCTGTGAGAGCATTTGCTGATGTCGCTTGAACTATGTCTGCATTTGAAACATAGTGATAATGCGGAGGCAGATTAGTAGAATCTAGTGACGTTTGGTATTTTCCTTGGTTACTACCAGCGACAACTGTATTTTGATTACCTGTTGAATCTGTTCCTGTTCCAACACCAGCGACAAATCGACCATCTGCAATAATTGTCCAAGCACCACCCATGAATGTAGATGGGTTTTGATTTACAGCAGTAAAATAAACACTTCCAACAGGGAACAACACATCAATCAACGGTTTGATATCTGTAGATGTTGGGTATGTCACATTACCAGCTGTAAAAGGACCGCTGATAACGGCCCCTTTATCTTTAGCTCCAAGAGATAGCGCGGTTTGTTTGCCATCGCCATCATAGATATCATCAACTCCTGATGAAGGAACTCCGTCGTTGGACAAAGTATGTAACAGTGATTTGTAAGTGTCAGAAATAAACTGGTTTTCCAAAGATTTCATTAGTTGTATTTAAGTTACAGATTTGATTATGTCAAACTAAATTTAGTATTTTAGATTGAATTGCTACTATAGCAAGAAAAATTCTTTGAATAGAAACGATGTTTATCGTTTCGTTTCCGTTGATTAGTGTGTTTTCCAATTCAAATATTAAATTTTCGATTGGGATTGCATTGAAGCGGGGATCTGTTGATTTTTTAACCTTTGATGAATCTCTCGTTGTCCACAATAATTCATTCTTGTCGATTGATATGTTTGTTATTTTCCAGATATAATCATCAACTGTTATATTTTTAATAGATTTATAATCTTTGATCTGATAAGCAGTTGTATACAACGATAGTAAGTCTTTAATCAGATTCAATATTCCAATATTGAACGCTATCCCTATACTATTGCCGCTACAGTTGAATTGTTTAAATTTTTTAGCCAAGTTTGTATCTATTGTAGATGAATACATATCATACCTACCCTTAGAGGCATAAATTCGTCCTATGTTATGCACTATGGAGTATGCATGTCCATTATTTTGAACAGTATTGAATGTTAAATTATTAAATCTATTAGATTGCATAGCATTTGAGTTATGCTTAATTTGAATTGTGTTCCAAGTATTCAATGTATCTTTCCAAAGATAATCTCGAAGATAAAAATAACTAACATCTCCAGTAACTCCTATTGTGGCGTCAGGATTTGATATGATTCTGGATTCTATTCGTTTCTCAGTATCGACGGTGTGTGTTATCAAAAACACATCTGAATCCTCTGTTGAGAACGATAAATTATTAACAACATTTATTGTGGAAATTTGTGTTTTTTGTAAACTATTAGTAACATCTTCAACATCAAAAAAAATAAAATAATCAGAATCTCCATCATTTCCAATTAATATGATAGCGTCGTCATTTTTTCTAATGTCTAATGCTTTTATTGAACTTATACCTAGGTCAAAATAGGTTACAGTCTGATAAATTTCATTCGAGTATCTATTTTTTATGTAAATGATATTATCTTTAACTTCAGTTCTCTTATCAGATCCCATTTTGAAAAAATTTTTAGTTTCTGGTGTTATGGTAGTTGATAAAGAATCTTTAAGAGTCAATGATCCACATATTGCGTATTTAGAAAAATCATATATTGAAATTTTATCCGTATGATAATAATACAATTCATTATTTGAATAGTCTCCATCAATTCTCAAAACATTTTCATTAGGCGATTGAGTTAGTAATTGGATAGCTTCTTTATTAACAAAGTCGCCACCTATTGAATAGGTGTTTGTATTGTTCATACAGTAGTATACAAAACTTTCATTTTCACCCATTACAAAAAATCCATCTGTAATAGTATCTAAAAACGCCCAATCAGGATTACCGGAAAAAGGATCGCTATGAGTATATACATTTTTACCAGTTGGTATGTCATCAGGAGTTCTAATATCCAATTCAGTAGATGATAATGTATAAAAATGATTATTGTTGTAATCATATTTGATGAACTCTGGATTTAAATACACATGAGTCTTGAATATTTTTAAATTATTATCATTTATATTTTGAAATAGATAATTTAAATTGGTTTCATCTAAAATATCAAATGCGTTTGGTGTAAAAATTGTTAAATCTTCAAAATTACCATCGAATATTGTCTCTTTCAAAAACAATTCAGTTAAAAATATTGATTTCGGAGTCAATTTCGCGGATTTGTTGGTTGGTTTCTTTTCCGAGTATGCCACACCGCTCAAGACATGAAAATATCCAGAGTAATCATTACCATTTAAGGTAAATGCATTTCCATTGTCGTATTTGAAGTAATAAATCATATGTAGTTGGTGAACTCAATTTTATTTATGGTTGTTGTAGCTGGAATATGATTTTTTATATTGGCTTCGATAGTATTTTTTAGAGAATCTAGGATTTCTGGATTTGAAATGTTCAAATTGTCAATCGATACATTGATATAGTTACTTTTATTGGTATTCTTTTTACAGAATGATTGCAGATAGGACACATCATCAATGGAATTTCTCATACCACAAGGTAATGTCAGAACAATATCATCAATTTTTTGTTTTCCTTGCAGTATCGGAAGACTAAATGCTAAATCTTTATCAATAACATCATCCATCAAAATGATATTTGATATGTTGCGGGTAGGTAGCAACATATCTTGATCATTGTAATCAAAACGTCCATATAGGATCGTTTTATTTGCAAATTGACCAATTACTGTATTGAATTCATACACAACTTCATTGTTCATGAAGAAGAATCCCTCACCTGTAAGACTATCATATGCAATACATACAAAGTTATCCTTCAGATATTTGAATTCGAGAGTCTTTTCAAATTTTAACACGTTGTTTGTAGAGTTATCGAATAAGTTAAGTTGAAATGTGACTGTAGTTGCTGTTTTAGTTACAGTAACTCCACCATCAACGCTATTTCTTAAGCTTTTTATAGTCCAAGAATCACCATTGCCAACAAAGTAAAACGAAAATGTCATTTTACCAGATGTGTTTATGTTATCTTGATAATTATACGATAAAGTATTACAAGTGATTAAGTTATTATACGAAAACGTATTCTTAAAACGCTCATATACATATTTTGTATTGGGAACAAACGTCAAATCACTTTTTTTATCAAATATTTTATTTGCCACGATACTTCCACTCAAAACAGAGTTTGAAGATATCAAATTTTCTAAAAGTTGATCATATGTTACGTCAAACACGCCTTTTGATTGCAATGCTTCTTGTTTTGATATAAAGTCTGGATAATAATATCTATCAACCCACACCTTCTCAGTTCCTGACGGAGAACCAGATAACCAAGTGCATAAAAATACTCGACCATCATCAGAGTAGTCGTTTCTTTCAAGTCGAAAGACCTTATCAGCATAAAATGGAGTTTGAAATGAGAATGATCCGCTTCTTATGAACTTGGTATCATTGACATTCAATGCGCTGAAAGGATACATACTAGATGGTGATACAAACGTGGTTGATCCTGTTGTTATATTATATGGTTGGTTATAAAACACGTAGCTCAACGCCAATTCAGATGAATTTTCTGAATCAATTGGATTTGTAATAGCACTGTAATCACGAAATTCTTGAACAGCGTTCGTTTCAGAAGAAGATATCAGGTTCTGACCAGTTGTAAATACATCATCAACTGTAAGTTGATTCTTCAATACTAGAAATTCTTTGTATTCTGATGTATATGGCGAATGAAACAGATAATTGTTAGTCAAATTGAAATCGCTTTTAGCATAATCAATAGAATTTGTATTGTTTTGATATGTTATGAACGATGTGTTGAGGTTAAAATCAAATGTATATTTACGTGATCTTATAGTTTCGAATTTGTTAATCAATAATAATGACTTATCAGCACCTGATATAGCACTCAACGCTAAACTATTATTATTTTTATTCAATATTTTATTGCCACTCGCTTCTGGTTTTATAAAGTAGATATAATTATTTGAATTATCAAATATAAAGATAAATGTTTGAGGTTGAATATCAGAACCGTCGTCAGTTAAAAATATATCCCAAATAAAGAATATGTTGTCGTTATTATCAGATACTAGATAATATTTTCTACCCTCATAATCAAATGATATTGTGCAAGTTTGATCATCTGCAAATTCTAAAAGAAAATAACAGTCGTTGTCGAGAGTATCTGTGAATTGTTGTTCAACATACGAAATGCTTTCGGATATTAAGCTGCTTTTTTGTAGATATGAATCTCCAAATTTCAAATAGGTCAGCATTTTTTTATTGACGAACGTGTCAAAATTAATATCCAAGAACTCGTCCACCGTTTGATCGGTTGATAAGTAAAAATTACTATATTCTTTCGTATTAAAGTCTGTAAATCCTGACAATGCAAGAGGGAAATTGAAAGAATACCCCCCTTGATACTTTCTAAACACTTGCTTGTATGCAATATCATCCGAGCTTGATTTCCAAGATTTAGATAATAAGTCAGACAATGACTTTACAATAGTTTCCATTTGAAATATTTAGGATTCGGATTCTATTAAGAAGCCACCGCGATCCACAGAAAATACAAATTGTTTTTTGTTGGTGTCTGTTGGTAGAATGTTTGTTTTAAGATGCTTCATATCACCAACAGTTTCGAAATAGTCGCCTGTTGTGATTTTGAATGGCTGGACAATCGAACAAACCGATCCATCTATATATTGTATCAATATTTCAGCGGATAATTGCTTGAATCTAGCTGATACAGATGGATAATATGTGTGAGATGCTACGTTTAGCAAAACAGAACTTCTAACATTATACAAAACTTCATTGAAAATACTTTCGGTTCTGTAATTTCTGTATAGTGTGTTATCAAAATACTCTATATTTCCATCGCCCCAGTTGATTGTGAGGTAAAGTGGAATGATTTGTTCAGATATTCTACTAAGAGTTAAGTTGACTGTGGTTAAATCATACAAATTCTGTTCAGCCTCAATCGCAGTTACGGCTGGTGTTGTTGTGTAGTAAGATAAATCTAAAGTATTCATATGATAATTTCTTCGTTGATTGAAGTTACAGAAGTTGCGGATAGATAAACACCAACTGTGCTATTGTAATTAGTGTTCATTATGTTTGAATAGCTTTCAAATGTAGAGAAATACACATTATGCTTCAAGAACTCAACCGAAGGGCTTAGTATGAAATCATATTCGTGCAATGCTATCATATCATTCTGATCCTTTAACAAGAATGATATGTTGAAGATATTATTCTTCTTAGCATATGTAAATGTCGGCTTTTCCGCTTTTGTAAATCGGATATCTCCTCCAGAAACGCTGAAGAATTGTGTATTGTTGAGATAATCTGATGCTGTAACTGGGAATATCTTATGATTTCTATGAGACAATGTATCAAACTTGTATATTTCAGGATACAGTATATAATTATTGGATGTTATAGTTGGTGTGTTTGTTTGCAACACACAGTAATATACATCAGACCCAACTTTAAATCGGTTTGATAGTTTATTAATCGGTGATGCGTTGTGTTCTATCTCATATACAACAGCAACTGGTGGATTGAATTTAGAATTTTCGTAATTTATTTTTTCAAATACAAGATAATTATCAGTTTCAATAAACAATGTATCAAAACTCATTTCAAATTTTGAAATTGCTGATAATTGAGCAAACGCGCTTGGTGTGTATCTTGATGATAAGTAATAAAACTCGCTAGTCAAATCATTTACAGTTTGTGTGTTGATGTTCTTGACGAATATATTACCATTTAAATCAATACGGTCATTGTAAGTGGTTGATGCTGTTACATCAACATTGTATTGACTATTAACCAATACAGTATCATCGTAATAATACGATATTGTTGGCAATCTATATGTGAAATCAAATTCATCATTAAAATAACCACAATCGTTGCTTATAATACCGTTTGTTCTTGTGTATTGAGCGTTCTGAGTGAAATTAGCAGAACTCAATCCTGTCGGTTTTATCAATGGACTGTAGCTGGACAGACCGCATTCCATCAAAATACTGTAATAATAATTCAATGATCCCGGATATGATGGATCATCTGATGAAATAGGATCTAAAAATGGATCGCCTGATGATTTTGTGAAAAACCCACCATCTCGCATCACAAGCTCATTGACGATTACATCCTCTGTAGGCGCTTTTAACTCTTGATATGGAGTGAAGTATCGGAAGAACAGCGTATTGACGCCTGAGAGGGCGCTGGCACCGCTAAATGTGCTTGTGTATGCCGACAGTCCTGACCTTTTCAGTTCATTGAATGATGATAAATTTTGAGTAGCGAAATTGAAGTTGTATCCTTGATCAAAAATATCATCATAAAAACGATAACCATTCAATTCAAGGCTTTTGATTGTTGTTGGCTCAACAACTTTAATTCCTTTTACAAAATTAATATTATTTTTGAACAACCCGTAGACGTTTCCATAAACATCTTCTTTTTGATCCTGCACAAAGCCAGAATCAAAAATGGATTCCAAGTTACAATCAAATTTATTGATCTTTTCAGTTACATAACCGTAATATTTGGTGTCATTTTTATTAGATATCGGTTTGTTAACAGCATTTGATGATGTTAAGTTACGTTTTAAATCCTCATCGTTGACATAAAATGTGATAATGTCCGCATTTCCCCCGAAAACATTTGGATCTGGGAAATAATATATGGAATTTGGTTCCAACTTATCGATATTGAATTGAAACGATTGATTTTTACCATCGACCAACACAATAGAGGTCTTTGAAGTTTTGAAAAATCCTATTTCATAGGTATCAATCAAAGTTCCTTGTAAAGTCGCTGGTATTGTCGGATAATTTCTGTTTAACAGACTTCTCGCCTTATTATCAGCTTCAAATAGAAGACCTGATACAAATTCAGATGTAGTTGGGCCTGTTGAAAGGTAATAGAAGTCAACTCCCATGCTTTGCTTGGTCAATTGACGCTTATTATCAAACAATTGATCAACTTCTTTGAGATTTTTAAGTTCATCACTAACGCCAGCGAAGATAGTTGAAATCAACGAAGCGTTATCCTTTAAAAAGATATCAGCACCGTAATCCAAATCCTTATTATCATAGATTTGTTCATTTGGAACTTGATTGTAGTAGCTGCTATACACATTGTATAATTCGCTAACATCAACCTTCAATTTGGTTTTGATTTCTTCGATATCGTAATCGATAAGTGCGGTTTCTCTGTTATCTAAGAATGATATCGTCTTTTCGAAGATGGTTTTCTCCAAACCAGCGACACTGCCCATCGCTTTTTTTCGAGTTAGTTCATATTTTACATCATCTCGCTTAGAATTGTAGTAATTTGCAATATCTACAAGCTTTTTGCTGTATAATCCGAGAACAGTATCCAAATCGTATGGATCGTTGAAGTCAATTTTCTTTAAATACTCTTGCTCTTCGATAGTTGTGTATTTCAGAGTGATATCTTTTATGAATTCTCTATACTTTTCAACTATCAACGCATCGTCATCAACTTGCTGGTTGTTCTTTTTTAAGTTCCACCTCTTCAAATACTCGGTATAATATGTTTGAAGAACTTCTGGATCAAAATTTACTGTAATTGTCTTGATGAAGACAAGGAATGACATTGGACTATTCAAGTCCAATGCATCATTCGCGTATACATTAGCATTTGTTATGCTTTTTGGGACTGGAGGATATCCATATTGCAAATTTGAAGACATTAACTCTATTTATTTTGCAGATCACGAAATGTAATCACAAAGATAGCGATTGATAAAGAACATCCAAAAACATCGTTTCGAAAACACCGTTATCGCCCATCAAATATTGTGTAGATGGGTTAGCTGATATAATCGTGGTGTTGGTGTTGTTGAAATCGATCACATTATCAAATACTGTGCCGTCGTATTGATTGTTGAATTCAAAAAATAGATAATACTTTTCGAAATCTGATGTTTTGAACGGTGATGGTAGCACTAATGGCCAACCCCATGAATCAGAGTATGCTGACAGCTTGTAAAAGTTAGCAACTCCAGCGCACAGCGGTTGATAAGTGTTCAACTTAACATATTCGTTACCGAATTTCTCAAGTGCTACAATAGGAACGCCCGCTGTGATTGTATATGTGGTTGTATTGATCTGGTTGCCCAAATTCACGCCAAATTTAGTCTTTTGAACTTGTCCTTTGGTGTCAAAGTTCTCTACGAACTTATTTGTAGTTCCTCTGAGCTTGTTTGTCTTGATTGATGCTAGATTTGTGATTCTTTTTATCTTTTCAGGATAATTGAAGAACCCTTTATCAAATTGAAGGTCATCAATATTCAAAAATGTAGTATCTGAGATGATAGCCTTGATATTTTCAGTATCAATGTCTCTATTGTTCATCACAAAGTTCTCAATACCTTCGTAAGTCTTAACACCGATTGAATCGTGGTCATATGTGGTCGAACCCATTATAGATCCGATGAAATCTTCAAAAAATACAGGATTGTTTTTGATACTTTCTTGGAAAGCCAAGTCATTTAACGTTTCAGAAGCGTTAAAGTTCTCATTGACTTTGAATATGTCATAGGCTCCTTTTTCCAAAACATCAAATCGACCACTCACACCAGATAATGAGAATGATGATAGATTTTCATTTGTTAAAGTAGCTCTAGCTGACAATTGAACGCCAGTTACAGATATTCCACTCTCTTTGAATTGAATGTAAGCTCTCGCTGATCCATTATGGTCAATATCACCCAATGTATCGTTGATAGACGACAATGTGTAGTAAGCAGAAGGCACAACACCAGTTGTCAGGATTGTTCTTTGCTTATTAGGAGCGGAAAGCACGTAATAACCATTGGAATCTTTCAAATATGTGGCAGAAAGAACAGATACAGTAAAATTGGTAATGGACAACTCGTTGAAATTTTTCAATGAGAAGTTATCCACATCTTTGATCTTTATCACAAACGGTATTTTGACATTATTGAACTTGATAGGTGATATGTTGAATGTGTCAATAGACACACCTTCACCATCAAGACCGTTTGATGTGATTGTTAAACCAGATGCTGAGTTGTTAGGAACCACAACAACACTCAAAGAAATGTTTGTGTTGTTTAGATAGTTTTGATTGACTCCTTGAATGTAATTGTTTCTGGAATCGAACTTAAATCTCAAAACACCAGAAGAAACCGAATCGTCTTTGAAATATGTAGCGTTTACAGCAGACAATCCGACAAAGAATGCATTAAGATCGTTCTTTGAGCAGTTCACGATGGATGTTCCATCTATTCTAGCGTAAAGTTCAACTGGATTTGATATGGTAATTGATGGAACTTCTTTGTATTGTGTCGCTGATAGATAATAATTGCTTACTGGATCAAAAATAGCGTATGTTTTTTGAAGTTGGGCGAATTTACTATCAGATACAGCAAAGTAATCAACACTGTCGCTGCCTTCATAGACGTAGTTTATCTTGGTTACAGGCTGATACAATGGAAAATATGAAGCGACATACCACGGACCGTGTATTTTAGACTGTTGTAATGTCAAAAACTTATTAGTTGATGATAAATTTGTGAAATTGAACGTGTAAGGCACATAATCATGAATTATGATGTCTTGAGAATACACAGAAACACTTGCATTGTTGGCGCAATCGTAAACAACCAAATTTACGGTGTAAGTTCCGGGGAAATCGTAGTATTTGGAAGCGCACAGCATCTTTGACGTAGTGCCATCTCCAAAACTCCACACAACATCATGGTTAGAGTTTGGTGGTAGATCTGGAACGAATAGTAATGGCGTTGCCGACAATGCATAAGAACTCAATACGTTCTCATTCTTGTAGTCGAATACGTCAAAATTTGAAAATGTTGTTTTAAGATTAGCCATCTACGATATCTATTTTATTTATCAATGATTGAGGTGAATAAAAATAAGGGAACTTATAGAATGGCAACGTTATTGTCTGATTGACGATTTCATTGTCCAAATCTGGATAGATTGGGTTCCATGCTATGAAAGAAACGCCGTTGAAGAATATACCTTCGACTGTGTTTTCAGTTCTCAACGAGGCAACACCTTCAATACTTAAGATAGTAGAAGTTAAATCAGATAGATTCAATGTTTGACCAAGTTGATTGTTTGAAGATTTGAAGAAATCCAAAATTGCACTGGAAACTCTTGATTTGATAGTGCTGTTGCTGATCTTATTGTTTCTTTCTTTAACAATCACTAATTTGGTTTGATTTGTAATATCAACAGATGTGTTGGTGTTACTAAAACCGATATCAAAAGCGTTGTAGATAGGATCTCTTGGAATAACCTCATTTGTCACCATTTTTTTGTCTCTGGTGATATCTATGATCATGTTCTTGAATGTTTCGCTGATGTATGTTGGATATTGAGCATCCAATTGAATATCAAACTTCGGAACACAGAAGACGTTGATGTTATTGAAATCGCAAGTGTCTGCAAAATTGACTTGGTTGATCAAAACTCTATTTGCTTTGTTTGGATCGACGCAAATTCTGTAGAAGTAATTGATGTATTCTGCAATAAACACATCGTTATCAACTACCTTAACTGAATTTACGATATTTGGTAATGTTTTACCGATATACTTTTCGTAATCTTGAGCAGTTACAAGACGATTTTGAGCAGTTATAAAGAATGGGACGTTACTTCTGATCTGATCAACTGTTTCAGCGTCGTAGATGGCTGTTGAGTTCAACGAGTTCACAAACGTCAAGCTGTTTCCAATTGTAGTTGTTACGATTTGAGAAGATGAAGATGCGGTATCGGCGTAGATTTGGTCAAACTCTGAAGATGTGTAGTTGAATATCTTGTTTCCGTTGATTACATTCTTGCTTATGACTCCTTTGAGTCCATCACTCAAGATGTAAATCACTTTGACAATATCATTAGCGTCCAAACGCTTACTAAATACATTATTTCCAAACTTAACTTCATAATGACCATTTTCATTAAGTCTAAGTTCATATGACTTAGAAGTTGAAGTTGTCAAATACAAGTTATCAACTTCGGTGTATTCTACCCATGTGTTTGTGTTGGATTCTTTCACATACACTGAAATAGTGCCATCTGCGATGAACCTAGAATCAGTTGCTACTAAATTCTCCACAACAATAGGAAAGCTTTCAAAATCAACACCTTCTGCGGTGTAGTTTGGATATTCGTTTACCGTTCCTTGATATAGAATCAAGTTCTTGTTGATCGAATCGATAATCTCAGATGCTGTTGTGGTTTTTTCAAATGGAAAGTCTTCCAATACTGTGAATTGGATGTTGTCCACCAAGAAATAGCTGTATTTCTTTAGAAGATAATCACCAATTGCCAAATCTGCACTGGCTGTGCAGTTGATAGGAAGAATAGATGTTTGTTTTCCAGTTGGTTTGTAACCAATCAACTTCACAATACGGTTCATGTTTTCATAAATCGTAGCTTGGTCGAATAAACTCTCAGAACTGTTTTGGTTTAAGTAAAACAACAATACGTGAGTGTAATAAGCAAGTATCTCTATTAAAAATGAAAGATTGCTACCTTCGTAGTTTTGATCTGTAAAGGTTGAATTTTCATTTAATCTATCGATTATGAAGCTTTTCAATGAAACAGCGTCGAAATTTACGTAAGCATCTTGCGGTAGGTCGTATGCTAATGTGTTGTTATCACTCATTTTGAGAATATTTAATGGCCCGACTTACAAAATAACGTATCCTGTATTCGATAGTTGTGATTTTAACTGCAATCCATAAACATTCAGAGAAGCAACGTCGATTTGAAACTCAATATCAATTTGATTTTCATCTGGAATTCCATTTACTTGTATGTTTGATACAGTAACTCTCGGTTCCATTATAGGAAGCTTGCTTGAAATCTCAGATCGGATGATATCTGTTGTGAAAACGGTAATAGGCTGGAAAAGAAAGCGTCTAAGATCAATTCCGTATGTTGGATTGAGTAATTTTTCTCCCGGTGATGTCAAAAACGCATTTTTTATGCTGTTTTTCACAGATTCTATGTCAAACAACGCCTGAATATCCTTGACATATTCTTTTTTATGCAGTTGTTTGTTGTAACTGTATTGAGGAGAGATATCAAGAAACAAATCTTTATACAAGAATCCATTTTTAAGGGATTCTTTGGAAAGTTTATCAACTTCTAAGGATTTAATTTTGATAGCCATTGATAATATTTATCAAATGGATATTATTCTGATTTCTTTTTCGGAGTTTTCCAAGATACTCGTTCAGAACTTTTCTTTTTATACATTTTACCTTTAATCTTCTTACACTGTGCTTTTGTAGGGCGACATGCAGGATAAGATCCTTTTGAAGTGTTGTTTCTTCCACATGGACCACCTGTTTTGCAATTGATCCATCCTTTGAATTTCTTGCCTTTTTTATCAACATGCGGAGCAAACCAATCTCTTAGGTTTTCCAACAATTGCAGTTGTGTGTATTCTTCTACTGTGGATTCAGAAAAAGTTAAACGCTCTTCAATTACAGAGTTGTATAATTTATCGAATGTATTCATTATTTCATTTTGCCTTTTCGTTTTACACACTTCTGAACATAACCAGAGTTGCCAGTTATTGATATAATTCCACGACCATCTGTTTCTTGCATCATGACCCATGTGTTATTCTTAGTTTGGGGACACCAAACATCGCAATTATTTATGGTTTGTAATTTGAAATTTGATGTGTTTTTATGACGTTTATTTGATATGTAAGTGCATGAATAAATATCTTTAGTTTTTGATTTTATCCAAGTTACAGATCCACCGTTTAAAAAAGCTGATAATAAAAATGCATCTCTGTGCATTATATCTTTCTGTTTGAATGCAAAATGTTGTTTACCATGATGTCCATCATATTCCCATTCAAGAGGATCTACATTTTCAGTATTTTCTAACACACGTTCTGTTTTTTGTTGATTTCCATCATACACAATAGCACTAAATAGCCATGCTTGTCGCTGTCCAACATCACAGTCTAATAAATATTTTATCCAATTATCACCGTATTTGTATATTTTATTTTTAGTCAAACTTTCACCGCCATGATATGGAGCGGACACTACGATATTTTTGTTATGTCTATGATTTAATATACTGTCAGTATCTTCCAACCTAATTGTTCTATGGTCTGTTGAATCATTATTTTTTTTACTTGTTCTTTTTTTTGCAGATTTGACAACCCAGTTATGATTTCCCGTGCTTTCAAATATAAAACCAGTATGACCACTTCTTACAATTTTTGTCTCAGCGTCTTTGTAACGGTGTATGTTTTCAATTGGCTGAAACTCTAATTCATCTTTTTCTATATTGTAAGTTAATATATCCTCATTTATAGATAATTCATTTACTGATTTCCAACCATCTCTGGTCAACGCTTTCGAAGAAGACTCAGGAACACAAGCATATGCGCTGGGCCATACATCATACTTAGCTTTCGCTTTGGCCTGACAAGACGCTCTCACTTTCGAAACTTTCTTCTTTTTCTTCTTTGTATACTTTTCAAGAAGAAGATTGTATAATTTATCAAAATTGCTCATAAGTGTGGATTTTTTACTTCGAAGAATATTTAATTTATGTTCCATTATTTATGATTATTTTGTATAATATTTTTAACACCAATCTCTACAAGCTAAATAATAGTATGGATAAAAAATATTATGTTTATGGATTGTTTGAAGAAGATAAAGACACGCCATTTTATATAGGGAAAGGATCTGGTAGACGAATTATTAGATATTCTTTAGATGATACTAGACATGGATATATGTTAGTGTGTAAATTTAAAAATTTAAAAGCTAAAAATAAAAAATTAGATAGGAAAATATTATTTAATGATCTTTCAGAACAAGAAGCATTTGATATAGAGAAGGAACTCATCAGTAAATATGGTAAAAGATGTGATAATACTGGAATATTATTCAATGTCACAAATGGAGGAGATCAACCACCATCTGTAGAATTTATTAAAAAACTTTACGGTGAAAAAAAATACATACAGCAACAAAATAAAAGAAATCACACTTTTTATGAAAATTATTATATTAAAAATTTTGAAAATGCTTTATTAATTGAAAAGATGCTTTCAGATAACATGTTAATAAAAGATATAGCTAAAAAAATTGCAAAACATAGAAACACTATTTCAAAATGGATTAAACTTTATAATATAAAATATGATAATACTTATAAAAAATTATTGGAGATAGATAGATTAAATTTATATAGAGGTGATAATATGAAAAAAATCGATAAAAAGTCCAAAACTTATATTGTAGTAAATCCTATGGGTGAAGAGATAAAGGTTCTAAGATTGGTCAAATTTTGTAATGATAATAATTTAGATTATAGATCACTGAGAAATACTTACAAAAGATTTTGTAAAAATGGAAAACAAAGAAAATGTAAAAAGTTTTGGATCAAAGAACAAACTGACCCATCGACTTAATTCCAATCACGACAACTTTGATAATTTGGAGTTCCCGGTTTAGCATTCCCGCAATGATGTCTCGCTTTAAAGCTCTTCTTTCTCTTTGTGTTGCCTGATTTACCAGTTACACGAACACCAGCTTGTCCCCAATGGATTCTCTTGTAAGAACCGTCTGATTGACGAGCGCACTTCATCCACTTCTTGCCTTTTCTTGTGCTGTGTGCTTTTTTAGTAGCTCCAGTGCATTTAGATGACTTCTTTTCCATGATTTGCATCAAGTCCAATTCGTAATCGTCTTGATCAAATTCCAAAGATTCCATAATTGAGTCCACTACTTTATTAAAATTCATATCTTTATTTATCGAATGCGCTAAATAAATTACATGGGAAAATTATTTGATGAAATTTATGAATCGGTTGTAGCATCTACTAATCGTGGTGGTTACGTAGCAGGTCAATTGGTTAAGTTCAAACCCGGATATAAAAAGACTCCAGCTTATCAAAACATGACTTCACAATTGCAGAAGTCAGTTGATGAATTGGCTTCATCTGGCCTCAATATTCATATCATTGAGGTTGGAGACAATCAATCTGGAGCTAGTGCAGGAAACCAAAACAAAACAGCCAATGAAATTGTGTTGACAATTGCAGGCGATCAAGGTGGTCGTAGATATTACGGTTCTGTTACTGTATCTCCTGATATGGTCGAAGTTTTCGAAGATGATGGCTTTAATTTACCAAAGGTTCCAGATCAATTCAAGAAGGTTGATAAGATCACTATCAAACCAGAACCAGTTCAAGATTTCAGCGGTGAAACAAATCGCCAAACTGATAAAGGCGACGGTAAGAACACTCCAGCCAATTACAGATTGCCAGAAAGCACCATATTGAAAATGGATAATGCTAATATGGCGATGTTACTCGAAGATATCTTAACAAAAAACTAAATACTATTATGTCACGTTTATCTAAACTCGATCAGGTGCTTCTTGCTGAAGCATATTCCGTTCAACTTTTTGAAGAATCCGCTCAATATATGACTATTGGCGAGCTTCAATCACGTATCCCAACTATGACCATTGAAGAAGCTCAAGTTATCGAAGAACTTTTTGGTAAGTTTGGTGATAAATTAGCACAAGCAGCTTCTGGCGCTAGTGCTCTTAAGAATGTTGCTGGAAATGCCCTTAAGCAAACTGTCGGTGGTGCCCTTAACAAGGCCAAGCAAGTCGGAGCAGGCACTTTAGCAGCTGGTAAACAAGTTGCTAGTAATGTCAAGGAAATCGCCAGCAGCGGTGCCGTTGAAAGAGAAGCACAACAAAGCATTTTAAAGGCTGCTGAGTTGATGAATCAGGTCACAGATTTGGTCGCTAAAGCTCAACAACAAAAACTTATCAAGTCACAGAAGCCTGTAACTGATATGTCTTTGTCTGAAATCATGAATGAATTGAAAACCGCTCAACAATCAGCCCAAACCTTTAAGCAAAATGCTAATGCAGGTGGTTTTACTGGCGGAATCGGTAAAGCTTACCAACAAGGCGCACAATCAGTTAAGCCATCCCAACCAATGGGCATGGGAACTCGTCAAACCGCTTAATTAACAATATCTTCCAATGCAAGGATACATGCGAAAGCGTTGATTTCCTTGTCAATAACGGAAAAACTCCTAAACAGGCTATCTGCAATTTGTATGATAGCCTGTTTCTTTTGTAGCTCGTTCATACTTACATCGTAGATGTAGTTGAGCAGATCAGTAAGTAATTGATCATAGTCGCTATCAAAAGTATGATCATTCTCGATCAAATACTTTCTGGTTTGCAAAGACGACTTGTTCAAAATGCCTGTCCAAATGTAACTACACAGATCATTTGTGTTGGTTTTCTCACCAATGCTCAAAACACCACCAATGCAATGCTTTTGCATTTCGTTGATGCACTTACGAAGATCAGGAAACTGATCTTTAACAAGACGAACAAGAAGTTTTTGCTGTTCTGCTGAAACTTTAATGTCTTCGTTTTTCAGAATATTCAAACATCTAAGCACAGCACTTTTTAAAGTTGGCTTGATATCCACACTTTGGCATCGACTTTGAAGAGGGGCGATGATTCTATGCTTATAGTTAGCTGTAAGGATGAATCTAGCGACTTTATGGTAATCTTCCATGAGATTACGCAAACAACGCTGAGCATCCTTACTGAGTCCGTCAGCTTCGTCAAGAACAACGACCTTAATACCGCCATCGAAACTTTTTGTCTGAACAAATCCAGTCACTTTGGTTCGAATATTATCAATACCAGTTTCATCAGAAGCATTGATATACAAGTAGTCACATTTCAACACATCTTGAACTAGAATTCTAGCGATTGTGGTTTTACCAGTTCCCGCATGACCTGCGAACAGGTAATGGGGAATATCGGTCGTGATTTCATTGAAGATTTTCCTAGCAGCGTCTGATAAGCAAACTTCGTCAAATTTCGTTGGGCGGTATTTCTCGGTCCAGATCATATTTCTTGTAGTCCTAGTTTTTTGTTGGATCGATGCGTTATTGTTCTAACCAAGTTAGCGCAATCTAAGAGGCTATCAAACGATCCAACGTCAAACCAGAGGATATCACGCAATTCTTCAACGTCAACACCCTCAACCACATTTAATTCTTTGATCAAATCGACAATTTCAAGCTCTTTTCGTTTGGATGGCTTTAAAGTTTTAGCAATTTGAACTGCTGCGTTCGTAAACACATACAACCCAACAACAGCATCATCACTAACATACTCAGTAGGCTTTTCCACAATGTCAATCAAACTACCATTTTCATCAATAGATGCAACGCCATAAGCTTCTGGATTTTTGACTTTATATGTGTAGATGGTATTTGGCTGAATTGAAAGAGTTTGATCACCGATGAAGATATTATCACCCAAAATGAGAGTAACATCATCTCCTCCGATCCATTTATCAGCTATGATGAACGCTTCAGGTAATCCATTTGGTTTGTCTTGGATTCTGTATTCAAAACGCATACCATATTTTTTACCATTGCCAAGCAAATCATAAAACATGGTGAGTTGGTGCTTATCAGCGCAGATGATCATAACATCAACATATCCCATCTTCTGCAAAGTGCCAAGACTATACATAATAACAGGCTTGTCATAAATTGGAAGAAGTTGTTTACTAATTCCAAATTGAGTTAGTGGATACAATCTGGTTGCTTTGCCACCAGCAAGAACAATTGCCTTACCCATTTAGCACCTCCTGTAGAATTTCTTTTTCACTTCTCATACGATGAATTTTCATAGCTTTTTCGTTGTTTAATACACAGTTACTGCGTCCAGCAATGATCGGAATATCTTCAATTGGAACAAACTCCCATTCTGGATTGCCTTCTCCAAATGAATTTACAATTCGCACCAACTCTTTAGTGTCTAAAGGTTCTGGATTGACAACATTGTAAATGTCCTGTCCAGTCCATTTAGTGTCTGGATTGCTTATGAGCTTGTTTACAAAAATACAAAGATCTGGAATGTATGTTTTGCTGTTTTTGTAATCGATCAGCTTGTTATACTTCTTTATTTTTGATAGATAGCTGCGGGAATCGTTCAAACTACTGATCGGCATTCGAATTCTTACTATCTTAACTGGCAGATGCCTCGTCATCAATTCAAAGGCGTGTTTTGTTTTGCTATAGAATGAGCTTTCGTTGTCAAATAGACCGAAATTTGGAGCATCCTCTTCTGTGTATTCTTTGGTGTAATCAGTATAAATGCAACCGCTGCCTATGTGGATGTATCGTTTGCCAGCTTTTTGACAAAGTTCAGCGCATTGAAATGGGGACGTTACATTAAGATGCCAACAAAGATCCTTTTTGGATTCAGCTTCGTCAATATTTGGTCTTCCTGTAAATCCACTGCAATTGATAACGATCAATGGATCGTAATTGGCGATCAGTTCCATCCACAAATCGCGGCGATTGTGATAATCAAGATCAGAGGAATCTACAATTTTAACGGTGTGTCCTTGAATTGACAGGTAACTTTGAAGGTAATTGCCGATATAGCCGTTACCCAAAATTAGTATTTTACTCAGGATCGTATTCTTCTTCGATGAAGGTTCGGATATCATATATGTTCAATGTATCGTTGTTTTGCAAAAAGTCAACTACCATTGAATACAATTCGTTGCCCATGCTCGAAAGTTCTTCATCTTCAGTAGAATCCAAAAAGGTCTGTAAATCTTCGATTGCGTCAAGAATTTTTTCTTCTTTTTGTGTGAGTCCTTTTAAAAGTTTTGTTTTGTTCATGATATTTGATGTTATTTAGGTAGTTAATAATAAATATTAACATGTCAACAAAAATCTCTGAACTTAACGTAAATAGTTCCGGTTATACTGGAGCGGAACTTATACCGTTGGTCAAAAATGGGCAGACTGTTTCGGGAGCGGTTAGCGGTCTTCCATTTGCAAGGACCACAGTTAATAATAATTTTACAACAAGTCAGACCATTTTTGGTTCTTTAACATCAAGTTCTGTTGTATTGAGTGGAAACATTTTAAATTTAAAAAGCATAGGAAGCTCATCTATCGGAATTACTAATACCAATATAACAGGTTTGACTGATTCATTTTTTGTTGGTCGAGGCGCAGGCAGTAATGCATCTGGAGCAAATAGATCGACGTTTATTGGATTAAGTGCTGGTCAAGATGCTACAAATGCATCTAATTCTAATTTCTTAGGTCAAAATGCTGGTCAGAGTGCTAGAAATGCTAGCAATTCTAATTTCTTAGGGTTATCCGCTGGTAGTGGTGCTACAGATGCTAGTAGTTCTAATTTCTTAGGATATTATGCTGGTTATAATGCTACAGATGCTAGTAGTTCTAATTTCTTAGGATATTATGCTGGTTATAATGCTACAAATGCTAATGGTTCTAATTTCTTAGGGAGTGATGCTGGTAGTGATGCTACATATGCTAGTTATTCTAATTTCTTAGGGAATGCTGCTGGTATTGGTGCTACACTTGCTAATGGTTCTAATTTCTTAGGGAGTGATGCTGGTAATGGTGCTACAAATGCTAGTTATTCTAATTTCTTAGGGAGTGAGGCTGGTAGTGGTGCTACTAATGCTAATAATTCTAATTTCTTAGGGGCTAATGCTGGTTATGATGCTATAGATGCCTCAAGTTCCAATTTCTTCGGACGAAATGCTGGTAAAAGTGCAAGCTACGGCGTTGCCTCTAATTTTATTGGAAATTATGCTGGTGAAAATGCTACCTATGCCTCATTTTCCAATTTTATCGGTTTAAGTGCTGGTGCTAATAGCACCACTGCATCAGAATCAGTCTTTATTGGAGCTTATTCTGGTGGTGGTGTTACTGGTGCTCGTAATACATTTCTTGGAGCGACCACTAAAACGACTTCTCCCAGTTTTTCTGGATGTTTAGCATTAGGTTATGGTGCGCAAGCAAATAGAAACAATCAACTGGCAATAGGATCAACTCAAGTCCCTCTTGTAACAGCTAATACAGGAACTTCGACTGGAAGTTATCTTATAGTTCGTATAAACGGTGTTGATAGAAAGCTTTTAATTTTTGATTAAACAAGTAAATAATGCTATGAGCTTACTAACGCAAACTCCACAAACCCCATCAGATTCTGAAAAATTGAAAAGAATTTCAAACAATATCAAATCAATTTCATCCAGAACTTACAATGATCTTGTAAGAGTTCAAAAAACAGGCATTGATTCTGTTTGGAATAATAGAGAATTCACACCACAACAAATTATCGATGCGTTGGGAGACGACGCTATTAAGATTTTTGATGTTCATGGCAAATTGACTGATTATTTGGTAAGCATCAGCGCAATTGATGGAATCGATTATGTCCCAGCACTACCAACCAACGCATTCATAGTCGAAGACGGTAAGATAACAATTACCGATTTGCCATACATTCCATAAGTTTTTCACTATTCATACGGTAAACAAAAAACGCTCACTTAACTGTGAGCGTTTTTTTTTGTTTAAAAGTAATCTCCGTAGATTGACGTATCATTTACTGAATTGTCAAACACTTTCTCTTTGACAATTTTATCAACATCCATCGGATATGATTTCGGCCAGCTACTCAATTGAGTTGTGGACAATTGATCCAATAATGTTATTGAACTTGAAAGAACGCCACTGAATGAATTCTCATAAACCTGAACGTTATTGTCTTCTCCTTCAAAACCGGGTTCAAAGCTGTAATCGTATCTCTTAGCTGTTATTTTCCATACATAATGGCCAGCTAATGGGTTGATCGTTGTGCTATCTTCATCAATAGCTTCTGTAATCACGAATCGTTTAGCGACTCTACCGTTGGGGCGATCACAACCAAATGGAGTCAATACCATTCCATCATCGGCTTTTGGTTCAACTCGTTGACCGTTAATCTGATGTATGTTAATGTTTGCAAAAGCAGCTTGAAATCCTTTAATGTGGATATACATTGTGATGGTATCGTCTGGTTCCCATCCATAAGTCTGTAAAGGAACGCCATTCATAGCATATTGCACATATGCTCTGATGGTAACAGGACCATAATAAGGAGCTATTGTGTGTTCACCATAAAAGTTGTTGGCACTTGATAAGTTATAAGTGTGAACATAGTAATCAATGTCCACGCCGTAATTATTAATCTGTTCAGCAAACCCACTGCTATAGATAGCGCGTTCTGCTTGAAATTTAGACGGATCAGCAAAACCAGCACAAGCAGGTTTATACAACCCAGCGAAAATATTAGCTGGTTCAAGACATGATAGTGGTGTTGTTGGGCATCCCATATTCTTATTTAACTTGAATTACCTGAGCTTTGTTACCTTGTGGAGTTACAAACATCTGCAATGCATATGGACTGCTTTTTATCTTGGATATTTTACCATCTTTGAATTCCAAGTTGTATGTCACCAACACATCAGTAAGTTCATTGCCGACAAATACATAACCAAGCTTATGAACTTTTGCGTTGAGCGGTTTGTATGGTCCCTTAGTAGTGACATATTTACGTGTCATGTCATTTGGTTTTGCGATGTCTCTACTTCCCTTTTTATTACTTGCATATATAGTAAGTTTAGGGGTGCCATCTGCCATGTTATGAGCATATTCTAAGAAGAATGTTTGGAAGGATACCATATTTTTATTTAGGCGATTGCACGCGGGTCATAAATTAATTCTGAGTTTTTAGAAATGCAAAACTCTATTAATTTTTCTCTTTGTATTGGATTAGGATCATTTTTACTACCCCGAACATATACAATTTTATTAGTTATATCAAATACTATGAATAAAAGATTATTTTCTACTTTATAATCTATCATCCAATCTGATATCCATTCCCAATCTTTATCCCAATCTGGATCTTCTCCGAATTGAGCATTCCAAAATGAAGTAATGTCATCTTCTAAATCAAAATCTTCAATCACCTGTGATAGATGGTCAGTATGGACATCATGGATGACACCATCTGAAGTCATATAATACGCTTTCGCATTATCTATAAAATATTCTAAGAAGAATGTTTGGAAGGATACCATATTTTTATTTAATAAAAAAGGGAGCCATTTACGGCTCCCTTTTTCGGTCTTTAATTATCTAAATTGTTTATTGGAAGTAACCAGAACCCGGCTTGTATGCCTTGCCGACCTTGTTTCCAGAACCAGTTCCCATGTTAACATTGGTTCCAAAGTTTTCCTTGGTTCCAACTTCATCAGTTACCTTAGCGGAAGCGGAAGACTTCTTAGCCTTACCAAGAGTTCCACCAACCTTGTTGTTCTTACCAGTCAAGGAGTGTCCGGCGGTAGATGGAAGTTCAGAAGCTTCACCTTCTTCATCTTCTTCATTTTCACCGTATTCACCATCATCTTCACCACCAAAATCGAGATCATCATCACCTTCGTAATCGTCGTCTTCACCACCGAAGTCACCTTCGAGATTGTCATCCAACACTCCAGCGAAGATATTGTGGAATTGCTGTGCAAGAGACTTTGGCAGAGTAATGGTAACTTCTTCGTCATCGCCGCCTTCTTCACCACCGAATTCATCATCCATTGGCTTATCTTCAAGGCCGAGAGCGTCGATAGATTCATCTTCTGCATCTTCCATGCCCCAGTTTTCTTTAATAACACGGGCATACAACTTATCAAAACTTAGTGTTTTCTTGGTCATAACAGTATTTAGTATTTGTTTTCCAATTTTTCTACTTTCTTCTTTAATTTCTTCCTGATCATCGTCTTCCTTTTCGATATCATCGTCTTCAAGCTCTTCGTCTTCAAGCTCTTCGTCCTCTTCATTGTGTTTGGAACAACCACAATCATCCAGAGCAACGTGGAAACCATCCACATGTGGACCTTTTCCATCGAGCGGCATACCATCATTGAAATCGTTACCTCCCTTTTTGATTTTACCTTCTTTTACTAGATTATACTTAAAAGTGTTCAACATACCACCGTATATATCACCTAAGTTATTGATATCGCGTTTTGCCATATTGTTATTTATGCGTTTTGATCTTAAATAATCAATTATGGCGAAAAAACAAGAAGCTAAATTTTATATGGGTAATGCGAACCTTCCTTCAAAAGGTTCTACATTCGCATATACAGAAGCTGAAATCAAAGAATTCGACAAATGCACCAAGAATATCTTGCATTTCGCTGAGAACTATTTCTTCATTTTGAAAGTTGGTAAGGGTAAGGAAAAGATCAAACTATACAAGGCTCAGAAAAGAGCACTGAAGAAAATGATGGACAATCCATACTTTGTTTTACTTGCTAGTAGACAAGTGGGCAAAAGTACCCTTATGACAATTTACATTCTATGGATGGCGAACTTCTTCCCAGACCAAAGAATTCTTCTGGTTGCCAACAAAGAAGCAACTGCTATTGAAATTTTCAGTCGAGTTCGTATGGCATATGAGTTATTGCCAAACTGGCTCAAGTCCCCTGTTGTTGAATATGCCAAGACAAGTATGGAGCTTGAAAACGGAAGCCGTATCAGTATTACAACAACAACTGGAACTGCTGCCCGTGGTCAGAGCGTCTCGGTTTTGATCATTGATGAGGTTGCGTTTATCGAACCCCACTTAATGGAACCATTCTGGGCATCTGTATTTCCTATTGTATCATCGTCTCCAGATTCAAAGGTATTCATGTGCTCCACTCCAAATGGAACTGGTAATTTGTTTTATGATATTTATACAGGAGCTATAGAGGGCACTAATGGATGGGCACATGATAAAATTTTATGGAGCGAAATTCCCGGAAGAGATGAAAAATGGGTTAAAAAAATCAAAAGCGGTCTAGCGTCTGAAGAAAAGTTTCGCCAAGAATTCGAATGTGAGTTTGTAAATGCTGGAACTGGTTCATTGAGTGAGGAAGTATATAACAAACTCAAATCAAACATCGCAGATCCTGTTGAAACTTTAATGGATGGCAAATACAAGATATTTGAACTCTATGATCCTGAGAAAATCTATGTAGCAGGCGTTGATACCGCTGACGGTATCGGCAAAGACTTCAGCTGTATTAAGATTTTGGACATTACAGATCCTTGTGAAATCATCGAAGCTGCTGAATACTATGATAATACAATGCCAGTTGCTGAATTTTCCAATAAGGTGTATGAAATACTATGCCATTGGGGTAAACCTGTTGTGTGTATTGAAAGAAACAACCAAGGTGGACAAGTTGCTGACCGTTTGGGTATAGATATGGGCTACATGGATCGTGTTGTTTCTTGGGGAAGTAAACTAGCTGGTCGTAAAAACACTCAATTGTTGGGTATGATCAGTTCAAGAAACACAAAATACAATGCTGTTGCGAATGCACGTTACTATTATAGTGAAAAAATGGCATTGGTTTTCAAAAATAAAGATTCATTGGATGAAGTTTGTAAAGATTTCGTCAAATTGCCAAATGATTCGTGGGGTGCTGTATCTGGAAAGCACGATGATAGAACAATGGCGCTTGTTTGGGCGCTTATGGTCCTTCATGACGAAATTATCGATCAATACTTCACAGTTGATGAGGTTGATGATTGCGGAAAACCCGCAAAAATATCCCGTTTGCCATTTGGTCTTACATTTGAAAAGGCAACTTCAATTTATACCAATGAATTTGTCGATGGTATTGAAAATAGCTTCATAGCACCTATTGCATTTGGAACTCGATCAGCATTGAGCGATGATTTGGCTGAATTGGAAGCTGAAGGTTGGGTATGTCTAAATGGATCAGCATATGGTGATGGATATAGAGAATTGAACGACTATGAAACAACATTTTTTGATAAATACTTTTAATAATGAGTGAAGAAATCAGACAAAGCCCATTGAATCAAGCAGCAAAAGATAAATTCCTTTTGGTGTTTGATTTGCCTCCTATTCTAAAGACATTTTCGAAGACTTATGAAAGGAACAACAGTTCTGTGATTCCTGATAACGTTCAATTCTCTATTTGGGGAACTAGCGTTCCTGAAATCACAGTTCCCGGTGTTGAAACTAGATACTCAGGTTCTACATTGTATGTATCAAGCCACAACAAGAATAGTTACCCTCCAGTTTCAATTGACTTTGCGATTGATGACCAATACAACAACTATTGGTGTATATATCAATGGTTGAACTTGATGCATGACCAAAAGACAGGGCAATATGACGAAAGACAAGTATTTGTAGATGCCAACTTCAACGATTACCAAACAGACATAACAGTTTACGGATTGGATGAATATGGCAAAAAGAAAATCAAATTCGTTTATAAAAAAGCATTCCCAACCACTCTAAAAGGAATTGAGTATAATTATCAAGCAACTGGTGATATGCGAATTACAAGCGGTTTTGTGTTCTTGTATAGTCAATTGCATGTAGAATTAATTGATTGAATTGAAAAAACATGCGACGATTTTTCTAAATAATAGCATGGCAACAAGAACAATTAATAGCGCGGGGGTCCAAATCCTTGAGCGTGATCTTTCCTTGAGACTGCCACAAAACGTTGGAACAAACGTTTTTGTGACTGGATTTACAAATCAAGGACCGACTGACGAAGTTATAAAGATTTCAACAAGGGACGAATTCGAACAAATTTACGGCACTCCTACAAATAGTGCTGAACGTTACTTCTATTACTCTGTGAGAGAGCTTCTCAACTCTCCTGCAAACATCTACACCTATCGTTTACCTTACGGTGCTAACTCTGGTGATGGATTTGGAAGTCAATACTCCGCTTTGCTTTACCCAGTTCAATCAGTTGATCTCAACAGTCCAACTGCTGGTTCTTCTAACCTTGACTTGAGTGGTAATTGCGCTTATTTCTTAGGTGAACCAACACACATTGATTTGAACGAAGCTCAATATAACCAAGCTTTGGAAGGAACTTTATTCGATTGGAGCACAACTGCTACTAACGCAGCATCTTTCAGCGCAACTTCAGCATATGGTAAAGCTGGTGTTATCGTCCTTAACAAGGCGAAAACTACCATCAATAGCCAATTTGAAGGATATTATATTGGTCTTGCAGACAACACAAACATCAACCCAGCGACTGACTACGATGCAATTAAGGGTGTTCAGACTTTGAGCCTTACAGGAAACTATGTCAACAACCTTTCTGGTGCGTTTACATACACCCCAGTTCCTGTTGGCACTCTTCAGTTTAGCCTCACTGCAACTCCAACTGGTGTTGCTAACAGCGTTTCTCAAATCATGGAGAACCTTACTGACTATAACATCGATGACAGAGAAGATGATGACCTTCTTAATCTCGGTGTGTTCAAGCTTCGTAAGAGTCTTTATGCTACCGAGAGCTTCAAGTTGGATTATCTTCTTGAAGATGCTATCGTTGGTTCCATCGACAGCTTCAGAACTCAGTTGAACCCAAGCGGTGGTCCAGCAATTCCATTCTTCTTGGAACAGCAAGACACAAACAGCCGCAACGTTGAGATTTTGGTTAACCCATACATCTCCAATAAGTTCCGTCAGTCCAGCTTGGATTCAAGTGGTATCCCAACTAAGAAGGTTAGAGTGTTGACAAGTGGTATGATCACCAACTATGCAAAAATCTCATCCTCTCTTAACAGCATCCCACTCTCAACTATCCAATCCCTAAGCTCAACACTTGGTTTTGCTGATAATCTTTATCCGCTTGGCGCTTACAGCAACACTGTAATCAAGCAAAAGCTTATCGGTAGCATCCCAAGCAAAATTGATCGTGCTTTGGATAGCATCAGAAATGATGAAGTTTACGACATTGATGTTATTGCAGAAGCTGGTCTTGGCACCATCTTTGCAGTTGCTTCAGCGGCAGGAACTGAATACTATGATGATACTCTCTACACTTCGGCTCTTAAAACTAAGATCGATGCGATGAGAACATCGCAAGATCTCACGAATACTGATATCCGTGCTAACTACACTAACATCTTCAACAAGTTTGAAAACTTCTGTAACCTTCCAAGTAACACTGGTGGTCGTGGAGACTGCGTGTTTATCGCTGACCCAATCCGCCACTTCCTTGTAACTGGAAGAAACACTAAGATTCTTAGCGATAAGAATAAGAATTTCCAAACTGATGTTTACTGGCCGATCAGACACCAATTCGAATTGACAAACTCTTCATATGCCATCACCTACGGAAACTGGGTGTTGATCTATGATGACTTTACTGGTGAAAATGTCTGGATTCCATTCTCTCCATTTGCAGCTTCTGCAATGGCAAGAACAGATGCCAATGAATATCCATGGAGTGCGCCCGCTGGTTACACCAGAGGTATCGTAACAACAGCACTTGATATCGCTGTCAACCCTAACCAAAAGCAACGTGATGAACTCTACAAGAGCAACATCAACCCGCTTACATTCAGCGCATCAGATGGTATCGTTATCATCGGTCAAAAGACCCTTAATAAGAAGCCAAGTGCATTCGACAGAATCAACGTTCGCCGCTTGTTCTTGACACTTGAACGTCCAACCAAGAAAGTAGCCAAATACTTCTTGTTTGAGCCGAACAACGACTTCACAAGAACTCGCTTCGTGAATACTTTGACTCCGCTCTTTGAATACGCGAAGCAAAACGGTGGTTGCTATGATTACTTGATTGTTTGTGACGAAAGGAATAATACAGCGGAAGTGATTGACGCTAATGAATTACATGCTGATGTGTTTATCAAACCAACTAAAACAGCAGAATTTATAACAGTAACATTCACAGCGACAAGAACAGACGCCAACTTTAACGAAATTATATAATAACAAGAAAAAGTCAAGATTTAATCTTGACTTTTTCTTTAGTTGATTGATAATTATGAAAATTACAAAGTATTAAGAAATCATGAATTTAAAAAATGAAATACGTAAATGTTTTGATGTTAAGGGCAACTTAAGTTTTAAAAAAATATCAAAAAATTTATTAAATGAGATAATAAAAGCAACGTCATTTCTCGATGAATATAATGCGAAGCCCCAAGAGCGAGTTTATTGCATACTTAATGATATTAAAGAAATTATAAAATGTCCAATTACAAATAAAAAATTAAGATATTCTCCGCAGAATAAAAAATACAACAATTCATTTAATTATAGTCAAAAAAACAAAGTTGTAAAAAATAAATTCAATTACACAGAAAAAAACAAAAGATCATCTGATGAATTGAAACAAAAATATTTAAATTCTGATTATAGTTTAATGAGTAAAGAAGAGTGTTCTGCATTTTTTCATAAACATTCAACCCAAGATAATGTTTCGTTTAGCATCTCTCGACTATCAAAATATCCTAATTTTGCATGTAGTGTTTTTTATTACACTCCATTCATTACATTGGATGATTTTTCAATATCTGAACGTGTTTATTGCATAGAACATAATATACAGACAACCCCAACAGATGATGAAAATAATCCTCTACCATTTATAAACAGGAAAAAAGGATATAGTAAATATGCATCCCGCAAAGACATGCATGAAAAACAAATGATAACTATATCATCTCAAATAGAAGAAAAATTTGAAATCTTATCGTTCATTAAAGACCAAAATACGACTACAACATCCAGAGTTGAAGTTAAATGCAAACAATGTGAACACATTTTCAAACCATTATTTAAAAATAAATTATGGAGCGTTATATATTGCCCTAATTGCAATGGTCATTCTGGCAGATCAAGAGAAGAAAATGAAGTTGTTGACTTTTTAAAAACTTTAGGGGTTGATAATATCATTTTAAATGACAGAAACGTGCTTAATGGACATGAATTGGATATTTATCTCCCCGACCATTCATTGGCAATTGAATACAATGGAATTTTGTGGCATTCATTCGGAACAACATTTCCGAATAACGCGGAAGATGAATCATATAAAAAACATAAACATTTAAAAAAGTATGAACAATGTTTAGATCAAGGGATATCTTTGATTACGATATTTGACAATGAATGGAAATTGAAAAAAGATATAATAAAATCGATATTGTGTAATAAATTGAAAAAAACGTCTAATAAAATATATGCTCGTAAATGTAAATACAGTGAGGTTGGTTTGGATATTGCTAAAAAATTTCTTGATGTAAATCATAGACAAGGTTCTTGTAAATTTACAAAAGCTATTGGGTTATATTACAATAATGAACTGGTATCTTTGATGTGTTTTGGAAATAGAAAAATTACCAGAGGGGCATCAACATATGAATTAATTCGATTTTGTAATTTATTAAATACTCAAGTTATTGGGGGTGCTAGTAAAATTTTAAAACATTCAAACATTAAAAAATTTATATCTTATTGCGATTTGAGATACAGTAATGGCGAATTATATAAAAAATTAAATATGAAATTAATATCAAAATCAAAACCAAACTATTATTATACATCAGACAACATCGTTCTATTACATAGAATGAATTTTCAAAAACACACATTGATAAAAACGGCGTCTGATAAAGAGAAAACAGAAAGAGAATTAATGTATGAAAGGGGTTACAGGAGAATCTACGATTGCGGCAATCTGGTATTTTTGTATGACGCGGACGCTTTTTGATAATCACATAACTAAATAACTATATGCCAGCGAATATTGAAACATTCTTCTCTCAAGCTTCCCAAAAGCAATTTGCCAGAGACTTCCTATTTAGAATCAAAGACATTTCCTTTCCGGGTCTTTCCTTAAGGGGAGAAACCGATCTTGTTTATGCCAAGGCGGGAACTTTACCGGGCCGAACAATTGAAAACAAAACTGTCAGTTATGCTGGTCAAGTTTTCAATATCGGAGGTAGAGCTACCTATGAAGGTGCTGAAGGTTATTCCATCAGCTTCTATTCAGACCAAGCCCTTGATCTTAGAACAAAGCTTGAAAACGCTTCCCGAGTAGCGTTCAACAACGAAGACACTACTGCGAATCTTTGTATGCCCGGACCAGAAAGCTCCATCACTCTTGATATTCTTGCAATTCCTTGCACAAGAGATATCAATGCAACTTCAGGTCAACCACTTCAAATCGTCAAGACCATCAAGTTGATTGGTGTTGGCATTCGTAATATCGGAGCTTTGACTTATTCTATCGCAGAAGGAACTGGTGATATTGTATCATTTGATGCTACATTTAGTTATCACTGGTATGAAGATTTCAGTTGATCACTAAATAGTTGATATGGGAATGCCAATCCAAATCAACGATTTCTTACAATCATTTAGCAGGGAGGCCAAATTTTGTTTGAGCCTCCCTGTCTTTTGGTCAATTTCAATTGATGGAGTTACAACAGGTGCGATAAATAATCAGTTGGAAAAAGCAGGTGAAAAATGGAAAGCTAATACAACGCCAAATGATATGAGTAAAGGTGATGCTGGCTCTATTTTAGTTGCTCAGAGTGTAACATTACCAACTGAATCATCAGAATTTGTAGCGTTGGACTTTGGCACAGGCAAAGGTGGTTTCTTACCAACTCATGCCCTGAATAATCGAATAAATTTCTTGAACAGAACTTTCTCTGTTAACATTTTGGAAACTGCCCAAGATTTGGAGCATGAATTTTTTAGACCTTGGATGATTGCAGTAGGTATAAAAGGACTTATCGAAGATGGATCTCCTAGCTTAAAAGCCACTATGGTTGTGAAGCAATATGATAACCAAGGAAACTTCAGAAAAGGTTATAAGCTTAATGGTGTTCATCCGACTGCTGTTGAGGGTTATACTTTAGATTATGATAATACCACGTTCACTATTAAAAGTGTAACGATGGCTTGTTTGAATTATGAACCAATAGTTGGATAATGTTATCATTCCGCAAATTAAAAGAAGTGTCCTCATTTATAGAAACGGGAAGAGATGATAAATTCTATGAATTTTTGAATGAATTTGAAGGAGATACCGTTCAAGAAAAATTTAAATCTATTTTAAATGCATGGGAATATCATGTTAGCGATACTATAACATTTTCATTAGAAGGTAAAGAAATAACAATTCAATTATCTTATCTTGTAAATCAACTGTCTCAAAATTTAAATGATATTGTTATTATAAAAGATAATGATAACACATATGAATTGGGGATACCAGAAGAATTCACGTTCAATACAAATGATGTAATGCCTATTTATAACTTATTGAAAGTAGTTAAGTTTTCTGATATATCTTTAAATTTATCATCGTTATCTAAATCTGATAAACAATTGGTTATCAATAAATTACCAGCCAAGGTATTCTCTAAGATAGCAGAACATATTGCAAAAGACAAATCTAAAGTTTACAAACTTGATAATCCGCTGTTAAGTTCGATAACAATTAATTTTTACACAAACCAACCTTATATTTTCTTAAAAGGATTGTTTTCTAATTACACAAAAGAATATTTCCAAGATGTTATTTTTTACTTATCCAAGCGCATCGATGGAAATATTTTAATGGACTCTGACATTAAAGATATCAGCTTCTACATGAAGAAATACAACGATGAAATGCAAAGTCAACAAAATAACACTCCAAGACTTGATTTCTAAAAGTTTCAGGTAAATAGCAAATATGGACGACAACGTTAAGTCATTTCTTGAAAAAATCAACGAAATTAAATCTGATAAATTAAAGGTTGATGTAATATCTACTGGCAAACAAATTGAATGCGAGCCTTTGACATTCAAACAACAAAAGGAAATCATTTCTACAATTACAGAAGGTATTGTAGGGGCTCTCAAGTTTCAAAAAGTAGTCAACGATGCAATTTTGGAAAACACAGGAGATAAAAACCTAACGGTCGTTGATAGACTTTTAATCTCCCTTCAATTGCGCTCTAATAGCGTTGGAACGGTTGTTAAATTTGACGATGAGAAATACGATGTGTTGTCTGAAGTTATTGAAAAATTGAAGTCGGTCAAGCCCACTACAACAAAAAAAATCCAAGGGATTATTAGCCTCGAATTGGAAATTCCTACATTGGTAGCAGAAAATCAAATTATAACATCTTGCGTCGATATTTTAAAGAAAGATGCTGATAAAGATATTGGTAAAAGCGTTGGAGATATTTACACATTTGAAATTGTCAAATACATCAAAAACGTGACGATTGGAGAAGATTCAATTAACTTTAGTAATTTAGCTGTTCGCGATAGAGTTAAGATCGTGAATAATCTACCCCTTGTCTTGAATAAAGAAATTACTGCATTCATTCAAGCTTACAAAACTCTTGAAAACGATGCTCTTACTGTTCGTATTAAGGATTCTGATCGTTTAATTGATGTTGATGTCGCTTTCTTTGATTCATGATTCTAAATAAGTAATGTGGAATCAAATGTTGAAATATTACCTACTTTAAATCGAATTCTTGGTTTTTTACAAACCATGGAAGGTGATAAAGGTATGCCAAAACAAGATAAATTGGCAGAAACCAATATTATTAATTCATCGATTGGTAATAGAGAAGCTTCGAAAAATACATTATCATCTCAAGAAAAAAACAAAACTACTGAGTTTGCAAAAATATTCAGTGACGTATTTGTTGAAATACAAAATGCGAAAAAACCGGATGTTGCTGAGAAAACAATCGTAGGTAGTATTGCCAAATCACAAACCAAAGCAACCACACCGATATCTCAAAAGCCCAAAGAAGAAATGTCATTACTGTCTGGTCTTGGAACTGGGTTGATGTTAATTGTTGGGGGCATAGCCGCTCTTGTGAGTGGTTTGATGAATGATGGTCCTTTTAGAGGAGCATTAAAAATTCTATCCAGAATAGGAATAGAAGGCGGGATAGCGATATTGAAAAGAGTCGTTTCAACTGTATTTACATTGCTTAAAGAATTACCTGAGAAACTTTTTGGAAAACTTGGAGGGAAGTTTACAAAATTTATAGGAGAATTTTCTGGTGGTTTGGGTGGTAAAGTTTTGGCCAAACTTGAAAAAGGATTTCTTGGAAAGATGGCCGTTAAAGTGCTCAAACCGCTATCCAAGGTTTTAACAAAAATTCCACTTATTGGAACTCTTATATCATTAGGGTTTGCGTATATACGTTTTAAAGACGGTGATATTGTCGGTGGTGTTATTGATACTGTAAGTGCTCTTGTTGGACTGTTGAGCTTAGTTCCCGGAGCAGCAGCATTTGTAATACCTATACAACTCGGTCTCGATGCGCTTAACGCTTTTCTCGATTATAAATCAGATCAAGGCGAAGGAAAGCCGAAACTTTCTAAATTGGATATATTGGGAGATATGGTTAAATCGATTGGAAGTTTCTTGTGGGAAAACGCTAAAGATATTCCATTATTGGGAACATTTAAATATCTGGGAATGTCGTGGGATTCGTTTAAAAGTGGTAATCTTAATGAAGCTCTCAAATATCTCGCTTATGGTATAGTCGCTATCATACCGGGCGGCGGCTTGATAATACGAGGTATTGATACATTGATGGCTTATCTCAATCCAGATGCCAAACCAGAAGAACCGAATCTTAATATAGCAGCTGCCGCTTCCTCCATATCATCATGGGCTAAGTCGATTGGCGATTGGATATGGTCAAACGGCGAAAAGATTCCAATTATTTCATCTTTTAAATATCTCTCAAAAGCTTGGGATTCATTTTCAAGTGGTGATATATTAAAGGGTCTTGAATACGTAGCACGTAGCATTCCGGGTATGGATATGCTTATACAAGGTTACAATATGTTGTCGTCTTTATTCTCAACTACTGAATCAACTGACACATCAATTGGAAATACTAACACTAACTGGATTGGTAAAGTTAAAGATTTTGTTCGTTCTAAAATGAAAGACTTACCAATGGTTTTAAGAAAGCCGTTGGAGTGGCTGGGTATTGTGTCTGAGGACGCCGCCTCTTCCATGCAAACATCGACAATGGTATCAAATTTAAAAGATTCTGTGAGTTCTGGTTTTGAGAAATCAAAAAACTTTTTCAAAAATGTTTGGAGCGGTATCTCCAACACTGTATCAACTAAGGTTGAACAAATAAAATCATTTGCATCTGGCACCTTAGATTCATTGAAGCCAGCTATCGAAGCACCTGTTAATAATGCACAAGCCATTCAAAACGGTAATGATAAGGTCGGTCAAAGAATGGCAAACATATCTTCTGTTCAAACTGAACGTTTGGGCTTAATGATATCTTTGTCTCAAAAGCACTTAACCGCATTGAATAATCTTATTACAATAGGTAATATGAGCTTGAATGAGCTTAAGAGAATGAACTCCTCTGCACAAACAGCGGCTATTCCAAATATACCTCAAATAAATCCAATGCCAACAAAAGACATAATTGAATTTGATGATAATCGAGATGGTTATTTCACAAGTGTGTATAGATTGGGTGCCTAAATATTAACATGGCTTACGATATTATCAATGATTATGACTGGACAAGTATGCCAAAGGGCTCCCCTTTGCGTTATAATACTCCGCAGTTATTTGTTAAAGCGTATGATTTGGATAAAAATCTAACTATTAACAGGTTTAGAAATTACGTTACGGTAGTAACAGAACAAGATCCGTTGAAATTTTATGATAAGCTGTATAGTGATGCCACAACAGCAACAAATGATTATTACTTATTTCCATTTTTCGGAGATAATATAAGAAGCTTTACCAATTCATTTGGTGATACTTTTAAAAATGGTTTTGGAGGAAGCGGTGGTGTAGGAGAAGCATTAGATGCTGGAATACAATCACTTGGAGGAACCGCTGTAGATTTAGCTCAAACGGCAGCTGCTGGTGCTGGAATGTTGGGATCTTTTATAAAAAATAGTGGATACGATTTCGCCTCTATTGGATCTACTTTATCAAAATTAGATGGGGATGGCAATGCTGGATCATATATTGAAACTCCTAAATTTTATGACTTTACGTCAGCTTCTGAAGGTCCATTAGAAGTTAACTTCGTTCTTTCTAACACAATAAATGCTGATTCTGTAGAACTTAACTATAAATTCATCACAGAATTCATGAAGCATAATAGACCAACGAGAAAAACATCAGTTGCAATGACCCCACCTAGAATATATGAAGTTACATTAAAGGGCTGGCGTTACATGCGTTGGGCATATTGCAGCGCATTGTCTATTCAGTTCTTGGGAGCACGTAAAATGATTGGAGCTAAAATCGTTCCCGAAGGTTATGGCATTACCATGGCATTCACTCCACTCACAATCGAACCTTCCAACTTCATCGATTATCTATCAAATACAACTGGTGGTGGATTTGCTGGTGCCGCTCCTCAACAATAAATAATATAATGATCGACGTAGGACAATATAGGGACCAAATCTCAGCATTAGAAGCTTTGAATATCAAAAGCTATGAACGTATTTTCAAAGTGTTTACCCAATCACTCGATGATAAGGATTTCTACACATACAATACATTGAAGAAGATTGATTTTCCAGTAATTGATAGCGATTACCTCGGATTTTACGATGTCAAAACTCGTATGGCGCTAACCACGATATCATACAAAATTTATGGCGATATTCAAAGTTGGTGGATACTTTATCTCCTAAATAAAGATAAGTTTGACGGAGCCCCATTTTATGTAAATGGGGGAGTTCAATTGTCTTACATCGATCCCGGTGTCACCACATTGATTTATTCTGATATAACCAATTCTACTATTTTCGGAGGACGACATTATTAATGGAAACATTTAAAATAAATGGACTTGATTATGAATGTGAATTTAAACTTAAAAATGCCGATGGCTTAGAAGTTGAATTCACAAAATCAGCTATTCGAGGAATGACATTAGTTGATAACTTTTTCGAACCATTCGAAAGTGGCACCATAAGTATTGCAAATCCATATGACTTCATAGAAAACGATAAGTTTTTCTTAAGAGGTGATGGTAGAGATCGTATTAGAATTTACTTCAAATTGAAGACAGATCCAGATGAACGTAAATACGACAACACGTTTGCTATTATAGATGAGTCGAATCATGGCAATCCAGTTACTCGGTCTTCAAATATTAAAACTTTTAAGTTGGTAGATGAAAAAGCTATACCATTTATGGAACAAATTCCATACAATAAAAAATACGAAGGTAAAGTCGGTGATTTAATTAAAGAATTGTTTGTGGAGTTATTGGGTGGTAGTTATGTAAATTCTGGAAAATGGGAATCTGGTGATTTCACTTTAACTTATATACCTCCTGTAAACTGGAGATATCTCGATCTTCTTTATCATTTCTTGCGTATCTTTTACATGAAGTCCGGGGACATTCATACAAAAGCATTTATAAATTACGATCATATCACCAAACAATTCTCGTTCACTTCTCTTACAAAAATATTCCAAGACAATCAAAAACCAGAAAATCTACTGGACGCATTTGCCTTGGGCGATTTGTCGTATGGAGGCGCTGATACAAATAACCCAAACAACCCCCCTACTGGTGGTGAAGTTAATAGGAACAAGCCTGACCCCACCTCTAATATCAGTTATTCAACTCCTTTTTACTCAGTAACCAATGAATTCTTTGTTAGTCGATTGGTGCATGGATACGATCCAATTTCAGGAGAACAAAAAATTAAAAAAGTTGATATCTATAAATTGAAACCGAAATGGAAAACTCAATTTGTTGATGTGTTTAGATCTCTCGGAGGTGAAGTGTTGCCATTCCTTGTTTTAAACGAGAGTAATAAGAAGAAATTCGTGCATTTCAGACTTCCATATCCTATCGAAGATAGTGTTAAATTAGTAGAAGCTGAAATGACATCAGCGTTGGTATTTTATAATCTACAATCAACATTTAGCAATATCGGAGACTCTAAGCGAACTAGCGGAAAATTTATGGACATCTATTCTACTAGAGGCGCTGAGATATTTAGAAGTGATGAAAAATTATTAGGCCGATGGTTTGTGAGCGAACTTCGCCACGTTTTTGTAGGAGATCTTTATCAAAATCAAATGATGTGTTGTAAAACGTATGTTGGTCCGACCGCAACAAAGAGTAAAAATATATTGAAATTGAATTTAGAAAGAAATAAAGAGCTTGATACCAGAAAACAAAATTTGTATTCTGATACTGTGATATAATTAATAATATGCGTAATCAAATAGAACTTCTAAGAACTGTGTTATTCACAAAGGATGATTTATCCAATGTGGAGAACTTAAACGTTCTTGCCAATTTCTCAGACAAAGAGATTGAATTCATGGAAGAGTTCAAAAAGGTATTTGAACTTGGGTTAAATCAATTGGAAAAATTCATCAATAAATTAAACGATGAAGGTTCTCAATTAGACGAATACAGTATCAAATACTATGTATCCCAATTGTTGGCATCTCCATTGGCATCACATGCTGCTACTCTAGGTGAAGGTAAAAATTATTTCATTCAAACTCCTAGCTGTATGGGAAGCTGTGGTAATGTTCAGTTTGGATGCAGCAGCACCCCAATTACTCCAAAAGCCAATGTTCCAAATGGCACATCAAATGATATTCAGAATAAACTGCCTCCATTTCTTAAAACTCTTATTAAGAACTCTGTGAGTCAGAGCGAAGAAGTTTTTAGAAGCGGTATGAGTGGTAGCATTTTTGCTGACAATACTTTACCTCTTGTAGACAAGAATCCTCAAGGTAGATATAATTCAGAATCGAGCGGTAGTTGGCTCAATACAGCACACGGTTCGTATTGTGTTAAAGATACAGGCACAGCAGCCGTTTTAAACGCATCAAGTTCAAATATTTTTAATCAAGTATCCAATTACTTAAACTCTGAGAATTATAGACTTTTTGTAGACAACAAGACCTATAATCCATTTGACATTAACAGTAACACTTCAAATTCTAAGAACTATGAAATCAATAAAAAATACACTAACGAGAGCGGAGCCACAGAAACCCTTACATGCGACCTTTTTGGAAATGTCATTGATTCGTTTGATCAACGAAGTAAGTCTTTCAAGGTGGATGGTGTTGATAAGAATGTTGAATACTATCTGAACAGCAACCAAGGACAGCTTGGCGCAAAACCGTCAAATGTCAATAACGTCGTCTGATGGTTTTGCATCTTTTGGCTGCTTATCAGCCAATTTTTGCTGAATCATGATTTTGAAAAGTTCCTCACGGCTCATTGTAATGCGATGATTTTCTTCGCGTTCTTGAGTTTCTTTCTTGCTTTCAATGTCCATCTCTTTGATCTTGATCGCAGTTTGATTTTTATTGTCAGCGATGTTTCTTTTCTGCAATACTTCAAGGTTTCCTTGGAATGATTTAGCAAGCTCTGCAAGGGCTACAACCTGCTTGTCGTCTCCTGTTTGGCGAACTATTTCTGTCTGACTCTTAAGAGCGTCAGCAAGCTCTATGACCGCAATGGAGCCGTATTTAAGCACAAACGCATCAACCTGTTCTGGAGTGAGTTCAGGATATTCACGTTCTACATTTTTCAAGCTTTTTGTTTGATTTTTGAGTTGGTTGATGATGTCATTGGCAACGTCGTCAAGTTCCGCATCTAAATCGTCATCGTCTGCAAAGTATTCCATAGTGTTATTTAACCACAGAAAAAGGATTTGACAAGTGAGCATTTGGTGCTAAATGTAGGTATGCTCAATCTGAATCACAAAAACATATTAATTACTGGAGGTAATGGATTTATTGGAAGTAATTTTATAGAATATATTAATAAACATTATACTTATGTTAATATTATAAATATAGATAAACAAGGAGTGGGATGGAGAGAAATAAGGTCTATTAAGTTTATTAATCATAATACTTATACTGAAATAGTTCGTAGTGTATGTGATATTGATAATATTGGGGGATATATAGATACTATTGATTATGATTATGTATTCCATTTTGCAGCAGAATCTCATGTAGATAGATCTATTACCAATCCATCATCCTTTGTATACAATAATTCTTATGGGACTGCTGTATTATTGGAATATCTATTAAAGAAAAAGTCTAACGCTAGAATTATCTGTATTTCTACAGATGAAGTGTATGGCCATTTACACTTAGATGATCCTGCATTTACAGAGGATACTCCTCTCAATCCAAGAAGTCCATATTCTTCTTCTAAAGCTGCTAGTGATTTAATTGCATTGTCATTCCAAAGCACATTTGGTATAGATATTATTGTTACTCGTTGTTGTAATAATTTTGGACCGCATCAGAATGATGAGAAATTCATTCCTACCATTATTAAGAATGTTGTAAATGGTAAGAAGATTCCTGTTTATGGTCAAGGCACCAATATTAGAGAGTGGATTCACGTTGATGACCACAATAAGAGTATTCTTGAAATTGCTGAAAGTGGCGAATCTGGTAAAGTATACAACATTGGCAGCGGTGTGGAAAAAACAAATTTGGAATTGATTCGAGAAATCATTGACATTCTGCATCCAGATGCTACGGTCGATTCAAATTCATTCATCGAATTCGTAGAAGATCGTAAAGGTCATGATTTTCGCTATGCTATTGATACAGTAAATTACACCAGAGCATTTGAACCAATGGACTTCAGCTATGCTTTAAAGGCGACCGTTGAATTCTACAAAAACAAATTCACCCCTAGCACATCATGACAGCAACAGAAGAATCCAAATTGATCGATTACATCGAAACCACGATCAATGAATTTAAAAAGATCGCAATCGTTGAGATCGAAGATTACGATGACGTTGTTTATAAAATTAAAATCGCTGTAGAAAACTATAAAAAAATATGAGCAGGAATGATATTACAGGAGATGAAATCAAGTCCAAGGTGGCGTCCAACGAATACAGAACCAATTATGACAATATCTTTAAAAAGCAAAACGCTTTTAAATGGCTGGCGGAAATCTACGGCGAAACAGCGGAATTTGTGGATACCAAAGGTTGGTATATTGACAATACCGATCTTGTGTGTAAAATCACCAAATCTGAATTTGAACGTCGCTGTGACAACAGCCAAATCCAATTCAATATGGATTACGATCAATAATAAAACACTGACCTACTTTACGTTCCATGGGCAAACTATTCGACAAACACAAAATCCTTCACGGGCTTCCGAAGGTCGGTCAAAAGATCAAGTTTCGAGAAGCTGCTAAGTTCGCGTTCATTCCACAAACCGCTCAAGCTGAGTTTAACTTGCTAGAGAAGGGTCAAGAATATACAGTTCGTGAAGTCGAACTGAACTCTTCAACCACTTACGTTTGGTTGGAAGAATTTCCCGATGATGGTCCAAGTGAAGTATTCTTCAACATGCATTCTTTTGAATGGGACGCACCTGAACTTGATCCTGAAGAGCTTATCGGTTTTTACGATAGCGATCTTGGTATTCTTAGATACAAGAGGCCAAATATTGGTATCGAAATTGACGGAGAACTTCGATATGAAGGAACGCCAACATACTCATTTGAGACGAAAGACTGTCGAATTATAAATGCTAAAATTAAAAATTGAAAAGCATAAAAAGAATTTAGAGAATTTGGGCAAAGGCGATGGGTCCGAAAGTAACTGATCATGATGGAGAAGCAGACATTGCTGCAATCATACGAACTGTGTTCTGGGTGGTTAACCTCATTACCTGCTTCTTTATTATCGCTAACACAATAAGACACTGGTAAGCATGAATACAATAGATGAACGAATCGTTGAGATTGAAAAATTGTTCCCTCACGCCGAAGGAATTCATGGGACGACCATAACCCGAATTCTTACTCAAGACCGTGGACAAATTTGGTCTATTGGATTTGGCGCGATGTATCAACCGAAACGTTTTTTTGAAGGGTTGACAATCGAAGAAGCGTTGTATAATGCAGAGAAAGAATACTTCAATTAAATGGATACAAAACAAGTCATCGTAATGCGCAAAGATCTGAACATGCGCAAAGGAAAAATGATTGCGCAAGGCAGTCACGCCAGCATGGCATTCCTCACGAAAGGAATGTATTGGGCATCTGTGAATGATGGGTTCGAATTTTCCACGGAGACAATTTACGATTGGCGAGAAGTAGAAGAAATCAATCACTGGCTTAACAATTCATTTCGTAAAATTTGTGTCTATGTGAACAGCGAAGAAGAACTTCGTGAATTACATCAGAAGGCACTTGACAATGGTTTGATCTCTCATATGATCACTGACAACGGAGCAACCGAATTCAATGGAGTTCCTACAATGACATGCTGCGCAATCGGACCACATTTTTGTCATAAATTTGAAGGGTTGACTGATCATTTACCACTACTATAAGTAACTCCAATACAATTTCATAGACGTTCTCATGAAAGGTTTCGCTAAAGCTTGATTTATAGAGGATGAGTCACAATCATATTCTCTAGCAGCTTCGGAAATAAAATCAAATTCTTTGATCAAATTTTTCTGCTTATCATAACAAGCGACCCTTCTATGTTTCATATGAATTCTTTTTTCAATTTTTGGATCGTAGGTCGTCCACCCTTTGTGGCTTTTGTATCTATCTGGCGTTGTAAATAGACGGTGTATGACTTTTTCATTTAAATTATATTTTCTGGCAAATGCGCACATATTTTCCCCAACTTTAACCTCTCCATAGTCTTTATGATATAACACTCTATTTTTTCTGTTTAATTCAGATTGATCATATTCCAACTCTGCTGAACACCATCCTTTCATTTGTTTCTTTTTACCTTTTAATAATTTTGCCATAGATGACCTATCAACATCTATATACTCAGATGCATTTGTTATACTCGAAAAGGTTAAAATTTCACCAGTATAGATATTTTTAATTTTACATGGTATCACTCCCTGTCCTAGAGTTCCATCTCCACCATCGGTTAAATTGAATAACAGAGTTCCATTAGATTTAAATTTTTTAATAGTGACAATTTCTTTAAGCTTTAATTCTTCAAAAGTTAAATTCTCACAAATCTCTAGGATGCTGAAAATTAAGTCTTCAAATCCATATTTATTAACATGATTCTGTAGAATAATATTTTTGTGTTTCTGAGATGCCAGCGAGTTTTTGTGATATTGCCATCTTCGATCTATAGAATTTGCAATCCCGATATAAACTCTTTTAGTTTGTTGACTTTCTATTTTGTAGAGTCCTCGAATTTGTGGTCTTTTAGCCATACATGTATTTACACTTGACAATCCAAAAATCCATGATATTATGAATAAAAATATGAAACCGATAAAGTCTGAACAAGAAATTAATATAATCCGAGGTAAAATGATGTGCGGTCATGCGACTGTCGAAGATCTCCACGATTTTTTATACTATGTTTCTAAATTGGAAAGTATGGTGCAAGAAGCGTCTGATGAAGATTTCTATGGCACTGAAGGATGGGAACATTACATCGGATGGTCTTAAAAACTAAACTACAATTTTGAAGGGATCACTGATAAACTACCATTACTATGAAACATATTTTAGATAGGCTAACGGCAAATTTCAATGAACGTCTTAAAGGTTTGGAGGTTGCATTTGAGAAACACAAAGATTGGGAAGTTCTCAAACGAACATTAAACCTGCGTTCCCAAAGCTGTTATAAGTTGTTTGGTGTAGGCAACACAACACTTGAAGATGTTGAATACTTATTTGCACTATTCATTAATTGTTTTCTTGATGACTCTACAATGGTTATTAAGAAAATAACAAATTCTTACTATGAAGTTCGGCATTTTACTTATGGTGATGATGATTATATTGGAATTAGAGAATCTGAAATGCTTGAAGTTCTCAGTTTGATCGAAAGATACGAAGAATGTTACGATGAGAACGACAAATTCATTGACAATGACCAAGGTAAGCATTACTATTCACTCGTCCGCGCCGTCAAAGCAAAAATAAAAGAACTAGAAACAAAACAAGAAGAAACCAAATGGAGATGAACAACACGCTCAAGACTTGAGAGATTTCATGGTAGCGATGAATGACTTTGACAAAGAACATAAATTGATTGACTACAAATTTATGTCTGGTAGCGATGTCAATTCTGCTACACCTGATCAATTTCTTATTGCCGCTGCAAAATTACTTCAGAGCGAAGGTGAACAATTCGAAGAAAGAGACAGACTATGACAAGCACAATTAAAGAACTAATAAAATCACAAAACCTTCTTATCTGTCCAGCTTGTGATGGCGAAGGGGAAATCGGATATTTCTGTGGTCATGAGACGACCACGAATTGCTATCATTGTGCAGGTCATGGAATGATCCGCTCTCTAAAGAAACAAAAGCAAAGTAAAAAATGTAGTATCTGCAAAGGTAGAGACGGTGGATGTGGAGGCTGCAACTCTAATCCTAAAGGGCTTATTGAATGGGAAAGTTACGAATTAATATGAAAGAAAAAACATTATACTATCTTGTAGCATGGGCAGATGATCGGTCCACATCATACAATTGGGTATCAATTGAAGATATTCAAAAGAATCCTGACAAATATTCACACAGTCGATGCACAATCTATCAAAAAGTAGACATAGAACAACTATTAAAGAATGAAAAAAATTAAATCTAAAGAACTGTTGAGGCTTGAAATTGAAGGTAGTCTTGACGACACTATAAAACAATTAGAAGATTACAAAAAGAGATATTCTGAATATACAAATCTTAGAATTGTAGAAGAGAGTGTATATGAAGGTGGTTATTATTATGATCTGTATGGTGATAAACTTGAAACTGATTTAGAAGAAAGCAATCGAATTGCCGCTGAAAAAGAACGTGATGAACGTCGATTGGAATACGAACGCAAACAATACGAAGCGTTAAAGGCAAAATTTGAAAAATAATCATGATTGACTTTCTCACACACTCATATACAATAACAATGCCACTATGGGGCTGGGTGCTATCAGCATTGGCGGTTTCAGCAGCATTGATTGTTGGGACATTTTTATTCATCTGTGCAACCTGCATGTCAGGCTTTAAATTCTAACTACTAAACAAATGAACCTATTCTTAGACGACATCCGTTTTCCGAAAGACGCTTGGATCTACCCAAGACGAGACGAAAAAAAGCAAATCATTTCTGGTAAATCCCTCGAAAATATTTGTGGTATTCCCAATGGTAATTGGGATATTGTTCGAACTTATAAAGATTTCGTAGCGTATATTGAGAAGAACGGTATTCCTGATGTGATCAGCTTTGATCACGACTTATCCGATGAGATGAAGCGATATTACCATGTAGTAACAAGCAAAACTGGCATAATTAACTATGATGATATAACTACCAAAAGCGGCAAACATTGCGCTGAATATTTGATTGACAAGTGGAACGAGTCTGGTAGGATCAAAACTCCAACCTGCTACGTTCACAGCGCAAACCAATGGGGAGCGAAAAACATCAAAGAAGTCTTAAAGCAACTTTGGCTTGACGGAGAAGAAACACAATAAAACTAAATTACTATGATAAACAAAATCTATTTTGATATCGACGAGACTATGATACATACACTTTGGGATGAACCAAACCAAAACCATGTTCAGTTTTCTCTTGGTGATGGTGGCTTTACATACCACACAATCATTCGTCCATGCAGTTATGCGCTGATTCGTTTCAGTCGTGAATTGGTCGGCAAGGAAAACGTGCATATTCTCACCACAGCAACCAGAGATTATGCTGAAAAAATCAACGAACTTGCTGGTTGGGATTTTGATCCAAAGGACATCTTTGCGCGTGAAGATCAAGAAGCTGCAAGAGTTTGGGTTTCTACAGCGTATGGTGGTAGATATGGTGCAATCACTCCACATGAATACGCCAATCCAAATAACGTTTTGATTGACAATCTTATACCTCGGGAAAATCAAGGTAAGATACAATTCATCGGTATTGATGATAACTACGAGACAAATTATCTCAAAATTCAAGATTACTACGGTGTTGATTTTCCTGAAGATCCATTTGAAGAGGATGTGAGAGAGTTTCTTATTGAGCGCCATAAAAATAAAACACTGCCATAACCTTCAAACATCATGAACATCAGCGAAGTTATATTGACGATCTCGTTAAGTTTTGTAATATTATACAGTATCTACTTCAATCGATTGTAATAAACAAAGCTTGACAAATCAAGGGAATGGGGGTATGATATCTCCATTCTCTTTTTTATGTGTGACAATAACCTATTAGATACTGACGCAGACCAACTATTTTTCAATAACTTCAAGAGCATGGCAATTGCCATATTGGAAGCAGGTGGTGAACCATTTAGTGTGCTTGAACCACACATCGAATGGATCAAATCAATGAGCAACAACAACATCGAAATATCATTCAAATACAAAAATGAAAAGCATCTGGTTATCAATTAAAGAATTCTTCAGCCCTAAGCAACGCTGGTTGACCAAGAAGATTCCTAATCATTGGATGGATAAGCCTGAATTGATTCAGCTTGTTCTGTTTGAAACTCTCATCGATTATGTTGAGAATGAAGAAGGACTTAAGGATCAATTTGATTTCTCTGAAGATCTTCAAGCGGGCTACATTAAGCAGGAATATGTTGATAATGTAAAAGCTGTTGACGGAGAACTTCGAAGAGTTTACAACTACATCAAGAATGAACGTCCAAAACTTGAAGAAAATTGGGATTGTTATAAAGATTTACAAGAGCTAGATCGTCGTGATTTAGACGCTATGACTACAATCGTCAAGTATTCAGGCTACCTCTGGACATGAATTAAACACTGACGTATTCTACTAACATGCCTAGAGAAACACTAATCATCGGTTCACACGCAATGCAAGCGTGGTTCCCGGATTTCAAACGAAATCCCAAAGACCTTGATGTTATTTCAAAAACTCCTCATATGTCTAGGGAGACGCAGCATTATTGGGTTGACAGCTTTCAATACATTCTTGATAACAACAAGAGTAATATTTACGTCGATCCTAATTTTCTGCTAACGATTAAGCAATCACATTCGGGTTGGGATATTCACTGGGAGAAAACCATGGCAGACATTCTCTTTTTGAAAAAGCGGGGATGCGTGGTTGACAAAGAATTGTATTACCGTCTTGTTAAAGATTGGATTGGCGTTCACGGTAAGAAGTGGGCAAGTCTCAAAGGTAAGACGAGCACTACATTCTTCGAGGATGCAGTTCCTCGTAAATACATCCACGATGATATCCATGAAGTTGTTGCCGTTTACGACAAACCGCTTTATGAAAAACTGATTGTCGAAGGTGTAAATTGTTCTCAATCAGGATTTGACAAACTTTCATTTGATGATAAAATACTCATGACAAAAGAAGAAATTTGGGTAACTGCTCTTGAGCGTTATCACATTCCTTCTAATTTCACATGCGGTCATGCTGCTGCATATGGAAAAAGTCTCAAGAAACTTGCAACCACGATGTCATCCGGGTGGTTCAAGTTCTTCATTCTGGATAATTTCCAGCATCTAACTGGATGCAAAGACAAAAACTACATTGAAAAATTTCAACAAGCAGAATCTCAAAACAAACTACGAAAATATGAAAACTAATACTCCAGCATCAATCGACACCACTATCGAATCCCTCAATCAACAGCTTGCCAATCTTGAAGCTGTCAAGAAGAAGCAGGAAAAGGCATTGAAGGATGAAATCGCTCGACAGGAACAACTCAAGGCTGAAATCGCATCCAAGAATAAGTTCAATGGTTGGACTCCTACCGAGAAGAGCCTCATTAGTGTTATCCAAATGTCAGAAAATCAAGCCAATCTGCCATTCTTCAAGAATCTTAAATACACTTCTAGTGTGTATGGACTCGCTCATGACGATGTAGAGTTGAAATTTGGTGATGGTTGGAAGATTGAAAATCACTATCGTCATGGCGGCGGCGAAGGTGATGGATCAGAACATTATGTTGTTCTCAAGGTCACTCAGAATGACATCAATGAAACGTTCTGGATGGTTCCGGGATATTATGAATCCTACAACGGTAGTGAGCTAGAATTGGATTGTATTCATCAGGTCGAGCCATACCAAAAGACTGTTACCGACTACAGGGCGATCTAATATGTCTACCGTTGATCGATACATCTTCCGGGTGAATTTCTCCCATGCTTATAAAATCACATCAGCTGGACTTTATACTCACCCGGAAGGTGATTATGTAAAATATTCAGATTACAAACATCTCTCCGATTATTGTGATCACCTTGTCAGCTTTAGTAAGCTTCCATGTCTTCCTAAAGATTTAGAAAATCTCAGAAATGCAAATGCATTCTTCGCAACCGAAAACCAAAAACTAAAAGATGAAATTGAAAGACTCAAGCGTTCCATTTGATGAATATTTAATTAAACGGTATCCCACTCTCTTTCCTAAAGATGAGCAGGGCAATCCAATTCAGCCATCATGTGGTATTTGGTGTCCTGTAGGTTGGGAGAATCTTGTGGATGATTTGTGTAAAGCTCTGTCATCATATTGCTGCATGCAGCAAGTGTATACGGAGAAATACAAGCCGATTCGAATTGTTAAAGAATGGTTCTATAAGAAGATTTTCTCAAAGGTCTTCGATCCTATCTACAATAGACTCAACCCATATAAGAAACAAATCTTCCTCACCGCTGCACAAAGAGCTAAGTTTCAAGAAGAAAATAAACTCAAAATGGGTATTTGGAATTGTCTGAATAAAATCAGAAAGATTTTCTATCCATACTACAAGTGGGATATCTCACCAGTTCCACCTGTTACGATTGATCAGATCAAAGAAAAGTTCGGACAACTCCGAGTTTACTATGACGGTGGTGATAAAAAAGTTGCTGGTATGATTAGCTTCGCTGAATTTCTATCATCTACTATTTGTCAATATACTGGAAACAGAGGCAGTCTTTGTAAAAGGGGTGGATGGTATGCTACGCTGAGTCCAGAAGAAGCAGAAAAACATAATTACAAAAAACAAGCTTAATATGCAACAAGAACAATACATATACATTAACAAATATGATCATAAGATTTACTACAAAGACCGAGCGATGACTATCTGTCACCGCCTAGATGGACCAGCAATTGAATATGCTAATGGATATAAAGAATGGTATGTCGATGGTAAACGTCTATCAAAAGAACAGTTCAATGCTCTTACAGCACCAGCATTAGAATTGACATTGGAAGATATTGCAAGTAAGTTTGGTATTGATGTAAGCAAGATCAAGATCAAGAAGTAAGGAGCAGTAATAAAATAAACATATGCAATCAAAGGAATACATTCTTATCACACGACCAATCAAACCTCTTGAATATTACAAAGGCGGCGAGGTGATTTCTGTAGAAAGAATCAGCGAAGATGAAAAATTGAATTTTGATCCTGATTATGATTATTATCTCGCAAGAGATTATGATTATGATGATCCATTTGCTATGAAGTTGTTGAAGTCTGCAAAGCCAAACTTTAAAAATCCTAATTACGAGCAGGAGAAAGCAAAGTATGACGATGATTATAGGCAATACAAGAGCCAATTAAAGAAATGGAACACTGCGAACAAACTGTATGAAGCTGAACAAGCAGAACTGACCAAGCAAAAGGAAATGCAACTGCTGAAACAACTCCAAGAAAAATACGGCAAAATCGATTAAAAGCAAAGTAATGAATGTTATTTCGGGTTCTTCGACCAGTTACTGACAACCAACATGCAATAGTTTATAAAATCATCTTTGTTTAAATCTTTTTTCATTAAATTTATAACATGGGTGCATATCACAATGTTATCAGGTTCGTAGCCCATTTTGGAATCGATTCTATCAATAGAAAAATGATCAGGGTTGTTGGGGGTCACTTTCATTTTCAATCCGGTGTAATAACAATATCCTTGCTGTTTATTCCATTGATTTACAACGTCTTCAACTGTTAAATTAAACGCTCTCCCTTTTTGACCACTTCGATATTTTGCTTGATAGAATTTATAACGTATAGCCTCTTCCAACGTTTGTGTTTTTCTGCTGTCGTGCCACCTCTTCTTGCCAATTTCATTTTCGCATTTTCTACATCGTCTTCTGTATAAATGTTTATTTTTTCCAAAATCTTCTAAATATTTCACATCTTTACAATTACAACATCGCCTAACTCCTATCTTAAATAATTCTCGTTGTGCTTTTTGTGGAGATGGATAAGTATCTTCAATTATTTTTATTTGTTTTTCAATGTCATCATTCATAATATTATTTAGTCAAATTTGTCATTTTTTTGCACGAAAGTTCGAATCTTTTGTTCAGATTCTGCGTCTTTGCAGAGTGGGCATTCAATTTTTCACCGATGGTCAATACATGGTGAATGTTAAAGAATTCAATCCTGAGTATCACAAACTGCTTATGGATATCAAGACCTGCCCTGAGAAATATGAAAGGGATCAACTTGAACAGATGGTGAATGATGAATTTGCCGAGCTTGAACAGGTGATTGATAATACCGATGTTGAATACAAATTTGATGATGAGCTTGCTGCTCAAATCATTCTTGATGGACGCAAGCATTTTATAGATTAAACACTGTAATAAAATAAAGAAATGAAAAAAACAACATACGGTATCATCATTGATACAGAACAATACGCTGGAAATTTTGAACGTGAACTTTGCGCATTTCTTACGGGAAGAGTCGGAGAATGTGGCGTCGGAGACGAATATGAAGATGAAAATCCTTTGTTTGAAAATGTAATCGACGTTCCTGATGAGGATGGTTGCGAACGACCATGTTCAATTTACCCAACAAAAGGATGGTTTAATCATGGCTTTGGCGGGAATTTTAAAGAAGGTCAAGAACAGGAGGCACTTGAGGATTATAGAAAACAGGTATCAGCATATTATAATCAAGGAATCAAGAATTTAAAGATAATCGAAAAAGATCTTAAAGCGGGTAAAACCGTTGGAAACTGGACTCTTGAAGCTATTGCGAGAGATCGAAAACATAAAGAATCGGAAATTGAAAAAGCCGAAAAGCTCGAAACTGTTAATAAATATCCAGCAGCTTTAAGCGTGGTAATATACATGGACTCACCGCCAACACAAGAGCAAATCGATTACATCAAAAACAAAATTGGCGGATTTCGAGAAGCTTTCTTAAAAGAACATACTTACAAAGATGATTTCGAGTTTACCGTTACTGGCATACGAACGATGAAATCTTCAACAAACGAAGAAACTTTTGACGTAGCATGAGAGAACTTAAATTTCGCGTTTGGGACAATTTGAAAAAAGAATGGATCTCAAACAAACACATCTGGAGAATGCGAACAGATGAGCATGGCGTCGGAGAAATTCTTCCAAATACATTTTACTGGAAGCAACATCCAGATGGATTGACTTACCAGCAATACACTGGCTTGAAAGACAAAGACGGTGTTGAGATTTATGAAGGGGATATTATCGTGTTTCCATTGTTCGAAAATGATAATACTGTGTCATATAATTATTTTCAAGTGATATGGGATAATTTTTATTCTGCTTGGTCTTTTGCAAAAAAAGACGGGAAGCCACTTACACATACAGGTTGGAGAATTTATTATAGCGATGCAACTGAAGTCATCGGAAACCTGTTTGAAAATCCCGAACTACTAGAACATTGAAAAAGAAATCAGACAATCAAATAGCACTTGATCGTGCTCTCAATGACATTGATGCGATGGGTATTCTCAGTCTGATGTCTTATATGAAAAGTGTTGTGGTGCAAGAATTTGATCGTGATAGAAATAAAATTCTACAGTATCACTTAACTGGTTACGCTGATACAGCACTCTCAAATCTTGATAAAGTTAGAGATAAGTTTGAAGAGGTTTACGACCGAGAATTTAAAAAATTATACGACCAAAGAGAACAAGAATAAATCATGAATATCAAAACACTAGATCAGGCAATTATTGAGACACTCGACAAAACCATTTCCTTACAAATCAAGGTATTGAATAAACTTCTCAAAAATAGTCAACTCAACCCCGGTCCTTTGCTTGAAAAGGTCAAGGAGTTATCTCAATCCCTTGTTGACCATGGATATGAACCTATTCCATATGTTGAAGAAATGCCAGAAGACAAGGTGTAAACAAGTCTAATAGAACAAATGAGAACCGTTTTAAACTACCTGATTCTTATTGCATGGTTTGTCGTTGCATTCGTTGAAATTTCCACATCATTAGTCATTGATAAATTTACAAAACGCTGAACTACTAGAACAGAAATGAAGGAAATTAAATTTAGAGTGTGGTCGAAAGAGGATAAATCATTTTTACATGCTGATGATATTGCTATCCGTAATAATGGCAATGTTCTCATTTATGATTGGCATCGCGATTACCGTAAATCATGGAGTTCATCATATGACAATCATACCATTCAGCAATACACAGGTCTCAAAGACAAAGACGGCAACGAAATCTATGAAGGTGATATTGTTCGATTCAACGAACCTGTGGAATTGTCAGACGGACTTTTTCTTTCGACTTTGTATGTTTTTGAATTTTACAATGGCTCTTTCTTGAGACCATACATTTACCAATCTCTCAACGGTGGCAAGTTCATAAACCTCGGGGAAAACAAACTGAATCCAACAGGAAGAGCGAAATTGGAGGATAATCCATATTTCGACTTGACTAAAGCAGAGATTGTTGGTAATATCTTCGAAACACCTTTTGAAATAGACTTATGAGAGAACTAAAATTCAGAGTATATGCAAAAGTAAACGATAACGACGAAGATTATGATTCCTGAAAAAGACAAGAAATACGCAATTGCTTTTTATCACCCTCACTGGCGTGAATGTGACTTTGTTGGAATTGCAACGTGTAACGGTGAGCTTGATGGATTTGGAGATGAAGATAACTATGAGCAATGGTATGGCTTTACCAATCCAAAATATCCAACTGAAACTTTATGGTTTGCGTCTCAGGATATTGTATGTGAAGTGAATCCATAATGAGCAGAGAACTTAAATTTAGAATTTTCGACAAAGACGTTAAACGATTCTTAACAGAAGAGGATGTTAAAGATTTTGAATTATTCCTAACTACAAACGGTGAGGTATATAGTCAAAAGTTTGGAACCATTCACACATCATACAAAGCTCAACAATACACTGGCTTGAAAGACAAGAACGGCGTGGAGATTTACGAAGGGGATATTCTTAAACATGATATTGGACTTGGACCACTGTATTGGCAAGTGGTTTGGGACTCTGTAGCTGGTCAATGGAGAATTAACAAAGAACACGGGGGAAATACTGGAGAATGGTTTGACAATTATTCGGTAGCTGGTAATATCTTCGAAAACCCTGAACTAATTAAACAATGAGCAGAGAAATTAAATTTAGAGTTTGGTCCAAAATTCGTAATAAGTTTACAAAATTTGTAAATGATTTAATCGGAAATGATATATACTTTACTATTTCTATCTATGGTGAGATTGTAGCTATTGATAGATATGGAGATGAAATAGACATAAATCAAAATGATTTCGAGATTCAACAATACACTGGCCTGAAAGACAAGAACGGTGTGGAGATTTATGAAGGTGATATCGTATCCGAACAGTTTACCCAAGAAATGGCAGCAAATGGGGAGTCGGCAAATATAGGTCGTATTTTTTTTGCTGCTGGAACTTTTATGATTGATGGTGATGGGCCATTGTATGAACATACATTCTCACTCACACCAGATATACTTGAGGATTATGTTGTTATCGGCAACATCTACAAAAACCCTGAACTACTAGAACAATGAGCAGAGAAATTAAATTTAAAGTATGGGACAATGAATATAAAGAATATTCAAATTGGACTAACCGTGATCCTTTTTTTAGCGTATCTCATGGCAAATTATTCTTTTGGGAAAGAACTCAAAATGAAGATGGAAAATATAGCGGAGATATAATTTTAGAAGACAATGGTGATAGATTCACGCTGCTTCAATACACTGGTCTGAAAGACAAGAACGGTGTGGAGATTTATGAAGGTGATATTGTCAAAGCCCATCCCGCTGAACGTTGGGGAATGGGTATTGATCAGTCTCAATACGACTACTATTTGCTGAAATCTCCAAAGGTGGTTTTGTATAAAAATCTATCATTTAAATTATTTGACAATAATGAAGACAATTCATATAGTTATTATTTGGATCAGCACGTTGAAGTCATCGGAAACCTTTACGAAAATCCAGAACTATTAAAACAATGAAAAGAGAAATTAAATTCCGAATCTGGATTAGCGATACTGCTCGCTTCATCTATTTTAATGTATTGGATATATTGACCGATGTTAGAGAAAAAGATCGAGAAAATGTTCAACAATACACTGGCCTAAAAGACAAAAATGGTAAGGAAATCTATGAAGGTGATATTATCAATGGTGAAATTTGGATAAATGATCCAAATGGAAAAAGTGGATTTGCCAAAATTACAAATCGGAAGATCTACTTCCAAAGTGGAACTTTCATGGTTGATATTAGAGATTATATACATAATGTGTATAAGATCGAAGTGGTCGGCAACCTTTACGAAAACCCTGAACTACTAAAACAATGAGCAATTATATCAAACCCGTTCTCCTGATTGGAGACATTCATGGTGCTTTTGGTCGCTTGAAAAATCTTGTTCACCAACAAGGTATCGAAAACTGTTACCTTATTTGTGTTGGTGATCTTGGCATTGGATTTAAAAGAACACAAAATGGTGAAATGCTTGCTTGTGGTGATCTTAATGATTATTTTGCCAAGAAGAATATCCACTTCATGTCGATTCATGGCAACCACGATGATCCGGCTTATTTCAATGGTGAACATCGTATCAGAATGGGCAACTTTGAATTGCTGCCTGACTACGAAACCAAAGAGCTTAATGGTGAAAAATTCCTTTTTGTCGGAGGAGCTATCAGCATTGACCGTAAACACAGAGTTCCCGGTCAGAGTTATTGGCACGACGAAACATTCGTTCTAAAGCCAGAATTGGTTACAGAATGTGATGTGCTGGTTACTCACTCTGGCCCGTCTTGGAATGGACCCATGGACAAGGACGGGTTATCAGGTTGGTGTGATAAAGACCCGGAGCTTTGGGATGAATGTCTCAAAGAGCGTAAAGATCACGATGAACTAATTCGTCTTGCTAAACCCAAGATGCATTATTGTGGACACTTCCATTCATACCACTGGGTTGAAATGAATGGATGTTACTCCACGATTCTTGCCATTGAGCAAGTCAAAGAGCATAAACTTATCGAATCTACCTTTTAAACACTGCATTACAATAACATTACATGAAAACTAAAATACAAGAAGATTTGGTCGTCGCTATGCGAGCCAAAGACACCACGAAGCTTAATGTTTTGCGATCAATCAAGACCGCAATTACCAATGCTGAAAAGGCAAACAAAGACAATCCTCTGGCTGATCTTGAATTGGTGAACGTTGTTCGTAAATTGGTGAATCAGCGCAATGATAGTATTGATCAATTTGTTAATGCCAAGCGTTTTGATTTGGCTGATAACGAACGCCTCGAAAAACAAATTCTTGAAAAATATCTTCCACAGTCTTTGACCGAAGATGAACTGAATACTCTGGTTAATACAACTATTGAGGAGTTGCAAGCAACTACCAAAAAGGACATGGGCAAGGTTATCAAGGCAGTTCAAGAAAAGGCTCAAGGACGGGCTGATAACAAGGCCATTTCTCAATTGGTCAGTTTCAAACTTAACTGAGAGATATGGAAGGTAAATTTTACAAATGTGATTGTGGTCATGGTGGTCTTTATGTCCAATATGACAATGAGTATGGATTGGAGATTTCACACTTCCAATATGACGTTTCTCGTAGTTTCTGGAATCGTATTAAATTTGCATGGAAATGCTTGACAGGAAAGCCATACTGTGATATGGTGTTACTCTCCGATTCTAAAATCGCAGATTTAGTGGATCAACTGATTCATGTTCAAAACACTGACCTAAAATAAACAAGATGAAAAAAATTGCTAGTATTGAAAAGATTGTAGAAGTTTGCGATCACCCGAACGCAGAGCGATTGGAAATTGTTAAAGTTCTTGGCTATCAGTGTGTAACTCAAAAGGGTCTACATAAAACTGGTGACACGATCATTTATATCCAACCCGACAGCATTCTTCCTGAACAACCATGGGCGGAAGATTACCGCAAGTATTCACCTTCTCGTATTCGCGCCGTAAAATTGAGGGGAGAATATAGTGAAGGGGTTGTTGTTCGCCTTGAACAAGTTGCTGAATTCTTGCCTGCTGATGGTGATATTCAAGAAGGGGATGATATGGCTGCTATTCTTGGTGTCGAACATTATGAACCACCAGCGCCTCAAGATCTTAGTGCCAAGGGACTTCTTCCATTTGGAATTCCAAAGACTGATGAAGAACGTTGGGAAAATATCGTCTCTGTTCTTCCTATTGGAGAAGCTGTTGATGTTACTCTTAAGGTTGATGGTCAGAGTTGGAGTGCATACTACAAACTTGATCAAGACGCATTTGGGGTTCTTGGCCGAACCATGGAATACAAGCTTGAATGTAGTAATCGTTACACCGCTCAAATTGATCGTTATGGCATTGAAGAAAAGCTTCGTGCGTTTGGTCGGAAACATAATGTCTCTATTTGTATTCGTGGTGAAAGCTACGGAGAAGGATTGCAGAACTTTGCACATAATCCACATACCAAGGAAAAGGCTGGGCTTGCGCTGTTTAGCGTGTATTTGATTGATGAACGTCGTTATGCTCGTAAGGGTGATCCGTTCTATGTTGATATTGTCGCTGCTGAACTTGGTCTTCATACCGTTGAATTCATCGAACGTGACGTTGTTCTTACTGAAGAACTCATTCAGAAGTATTCTGTTGGTATTGATAAGATCAACGGCAAGCCATTCGAAGGTGTGGTTGTCAACCATGGCGCATACGTTAAGCCGAAAACCATTCAGACTCCAGACGGTGATAAGGTAGTTGATTACAACTACTCTCCGGGTTCGTTCAAGATCATCAACAAGAATTACGACAGCAAGAAGTAATGGATGATAGTGGAGCCACTATGAAATTCAGCCACCAATATCCTACATACATTGGATATTGGTGGCTGAGTCATGGACAGATCAGAGTGATGACAACCGCCCGTCCTTCATTATGGACGAGGTTTTGGTTTTCGTTTTTCTTTGGCGTTGAGTGGATCAGTTATTGACATTTCAAAATATCGTGCTAAAACTAAATATAGTAGCATGAGAAACAAAAACGGAACTGGCTATGAGATTGTCGATAACCACGACGGCACTTACACATTACTTGAATTGCATGGTGAGAAAACATACGTCGTTGTTGCTAATGTTACTCTTGATGAAGTTTTGGAAGCCAAGAAGGATCTGGAATCAGATGCAACCCGAACCGATTTTGAAACTTTTTTCAAAAACATCTACACCGATAAAAAATAATCAAAATACTATGAACATAAAAGAGCAAGTAATAGACGCAAAGAGTCAAGGTTTATCTTACAGACAAATTCATGAAACCTTTGGAATTCCAAGATCAACTGCATATGATTGGATCAAAGCTAGTCAGACCACTTCACAAGTGACTGGAACCGTTAATGAAAATCTCAAACGAGAAAAAGATGTTAAGTTTGAGAAAACAGCAGAAAATGTTTTGGAATTCTTGGAGCAACTTGCCCCTATTGAAATTGCGCCTGCTGCACACACCACAATATCATCAGTCGCTGATTGTGGCTATGCTGTGGTCATCGGGGATATGCATTTCCCTAAACAATGCGATAAGACCATCAGCATATTCATGCAAGTGGTAGAGCGTCTTCAACCAAAGACTGTCATTTTAAACGGCGATACTGTTGATCTACTAGCAGTTTCCCGTTATCCAAAGGATATCCGTAATCAATACAATCTATTGGATGAACGCAAAGCGTATCATCAGTTCTTGGATAGTCTTATTTCTATTGTTCCTGATGATACGCAAATCATCGAAGTGAATGCAAACCACAGCGGTAACGATGTTACTGGACGTTGGTGGAGATATTTGTCCGAGCGCATTGGAGAATTGGCTGTGTTGCCAGAAATCCGTGCTGTGTTGTCTTATGAAAATGTCTTCCTTGGCAATTACAAGGATCGTGTCTCTCTTGTTGATTATGTCAACATCACCGATGATTTCGTTATTCTTCACGGTGACGTAGTTCGTAAGAACGGCGGATACTCTGCTAGAGGTATGCTTGATAAGCTCAACATTTCTTTGATGCACAATCACACTCACCGTATTGGTTCTACTGCTCAAAGAATACCCGGTATTGGCAAGCGTAAAGACAGGCAAATCTTCGCATGGGAAAATGGTTGCGCTTGCGATCTAAATCCAGTTTATGCAAGCAGCCCGAATTGGCAAAATGGATTCAGCATCATTGGATTGGATTCCAATTGCAAAGAACAGCCATATTCAGTTGAGCAAGTGATGGTCCTTGATGGAGTTGCACACGTTGCTACTCTTGGAGAAACAATCATAGCAATCTAACAATGGTTTTGTATGAAAAAGCCAACTGCGAAAAAGCCTTTTGATTATGGACAGTATCGCATCGAATACCGAACTGTCCGTAACGGAGAATTACGTTTTCTTAAAAAGAAAATAACAGATTTACAAGCAGCGTTGAACGAATCTTCAAAACTGAGAGATTTGGGATACGATGATGTAACAGTAAGAACAAATACATGAAATAAATGAATAAATACGAAGCTGAAATTGACGGGCATTCTTTCTTGATGGTTGATGACACCACCATAGAAGTTTGGGATAATTATGAAAGTGAACATCCAGTTAGTTATATTACTGTAAAAGCTGGTAGTGTTAAATCTGAGAAGGACTTTCATTATGAAGTAATGGATTGGTCAGCAAAGAATATATTGTAAATGCGATGATTTGATGAATTAAACACTGTGGTAGTTTAGTGGCATGAATCTGAACTACAAAGAGGTTGCCTTTACCCGAATTAAAGACGTTGAAATTCCTTCGGAATTTTACAATCGCCTGATGACAGGCATTGATAGTTTGGATAATATTTTTGGCGGTGGAATCTTTCCCGGTTCTACCGCCACTCTTATTTCTGATCCGGGTGTTGGCAAAAGTATTTTCTCATTGCAACTTGCTGAATACTTGACCAAAAAGCAATACAACGTTGCTTATTCTTCTGGCGAAGAAGACATTTCTCAAATTGCTTTCAATGCGAATCGTCTCAATGTTGAAGATTTGCGAATTGGCACCATTACTGATGTTGACAAGCTGACTGCTGCAATGACAGATTTGGATTTTATTGTGATCGACAGTTTCCAATGTTTGAAGACTGTCAACGATTTGAATTCACAGGAATTGGTAAAATACATTTCCAACACAATGATCAAACAGGCTAAAGCGACCAAGTGTTCGCTGCTGTTTATTGTGCAACTCACCTCTAGCGGCGATATGCGAGGCGGAACAATGCTGCCGTTTGCAGTTGATACCAACATGCGGATTTCAAAACATGACGATGACGAAGATCAACGTATCATCAATGTTTATAAAAATCGGTTTGGTAAAACTGGTAAGCATATCGCTATGATGACCGAGCAAGGATATGATTTCTTGGGTGATTACGTGGAAGAAAAGAAAACCAAAGCTTCTCGCGTTAGTGTCAATGAAAGTCGAAAGGAACAAATTCTTTCGATGGTGGACCATCCATTCATCACAGTCAATCGCATCGTTTCAGAGTGTAATGTTGGAATTCAAACTGCCAATAATCTACTTCGGGAGTTGACTGCTCTTGGTAAGGTTGATAAAGTGGGTCGAGGTTCCACAGCAGTTTGGATAAGTGAACGCTTGACAAAGCAAGACTTTCTGATAAAATCCCTGCACTCCCTAAACCAAGGATTACAAAATGTCTGATCAACCAACAATAACAATTCCAACAAGCATTCTGGATCAAGATTTGTCAACTGCTGAGATTGGAGCCATTGCAATATTAATGTGCTTTCCTTACACCTCACCAGTTATCAAAAATCTATGGATTCAAGATAGAACATTCGCGTCAAGCATGCTCAGTTTAGATGCTAAACAAATCATATCAATTAAAGATGATGTGGCAACCATTAATTTTGAAAATATTTAATTATGTCCACGATTGAATCAATAATGAGAGAACTTAAAATTGCGTGGGGCTATGACACAACTGAACTTCGACATATTAAAGATTTGCTTGAAGAATATGGAGCGATTCAATATGTTCGAGGTGCATTGAGCCGACAATTTCAAGACGATGAAACCGAAGAATAAAACACTGACACAATATACAAACATGATCGCTTATAAAGCCACCTACAATTTCAAGTGCCGTAATCAGGAATACAAAGTCGGTAAGACTTATACTTCTGACCGCATGCAACTATGTCAGCATGGTTTCCATTTCTGCCAAAAGATGGAAGATGTCCTCAATTATTATTCATTTTCTTCTGATTTCGTTCTACTGGAAATTGAAATCCTTGGTAAGATCGAAACGAATGGTGACAAATCCGTTACGGATAAACTGAAAGTTCTTCGTGTTATTCCCTTTGAGGAATACACCGATAGCATGAAATCTCAAATTACCATCTATGAATATGATAAACGGAATAATCTGATTTCCGAAACGTATCCAAATGGTGAAAAGTATACCTTTGAATATGATGATAGGAATAACAAGATTTCTGAAACGTATCCAAATGGTGAAAAGTGTACCTTTGAATATGATGATAGGAATAACAAGATTTCTCAGACGTATCCAAATGGTAAAAAGTATACCTTTGAATATGATGAAAGGAATAACAATATTTCCTTGACGTATTCAAGTGGTGAAAAGTATAC